CACCTTCAAATTTTTCTAATTTGAGTAGATAACCAATAGGGTTCAGGAAATTCCTATTAGTAGGTTGTTCCTTATACCATTCAGCAGACATGTCAACTTCCCAAGCTGATACTATTTATTGTATTTTCTTGAACCTGTTCTGCCGTTTCGTAGTTTATATTTAATACCAATCTTTTTGCTACATCAGTACACGAAACTCCTTGATGCAATAATCCGTTTTTAAAAATTACAACTCTATTTTGAACTGATTTAACTTTTTCTCCAGTGTCAAATTCTGTGTATCCATTGTTATCATTGATATACAATATTGCGGTATTACAATTAAATGATTCTTTTGTATTTTGAATACCGCTAGAAATATCAATATGAAAACCATGACCGATATGATTTTCGTTAGCAACTGTTAAATTTACTTTACATCTGTGTAAATTTACAACTCCAAGTTTTTTAAATAAAGGTTTTAAAAATATTTCATCTTCCCCTAAAATATGACAAAATTGAATATTGTATTTGTCATCTAATATTAATTTTTTGTGCTTGCGGAAATGCTCAGAAATTGCTCTGGAAGATAGTATTGTTGATTGTAACCAAGGCATATTTGGATCATCTAATTCAAATAGCAATCTAATAAAATCTTCTTTATCTAAAAAATTATCAATTATTTTCATCTTCATTATACCAAAAATCTTCCCAGTCTTTTACTGAATTGGTTACGTCTTCCCACTCTGGTTCATACAGAGGGCATGGTTCTTCCATCAAAATTTTAGTTTTCATTTTATTAATTCTATTATGTAATATTTTTAAGTCCATTCGTCTTCCTCTTCTTCATCCCAAAATTCATAGGGACCATGTTGCATACGTTTTAGTTTATCAGTTTCAGCACGAAATGATACTGTTTCTGTTATCCACATAGACAACTTAAGTATAATAAAAATAATCGCCAATGGCGATAAACACAAGAGCAATACTAATGAAGGATTCATTGGGAGTATTCGTTTATAATATCTAATACTTTATCTAGCGAATCATGAGCTCCGTCATACCATTGACCTGTCATACCCGGATTCGTTTCTTTATCATATAATTCAGTTTTTAATTTGTATACTTTTGCAAGCATATCTGTTTTGTGTAAGCTACCACGGGGCATAACAATAGGGATTTACTACTTCTATTTAAGCACAAAAAAAGGGACGCCGCAGCGTCCCTGTGTTGATATCGTAACTATATCAGGCGAGGTTCGCAACACGAACACGTCTGTAGTACTGGTTCTTAGAAGCAGTAAGTGCTTCAGCATCAGGAGTTCCTGCAGAAGACTCAACGAAAGGATTGCTGACCATGCCGTAGCGGGTCTTGAAACCAATCTTAGGTTGGAAGGTCTGAGGATCGATGCTGCGTAGCATCTGGAGGGGAACGTAGGGGCAGTAGAATAGTCCTGCGTCATAAGGGGAAGAACCCTTATAACCAACTACGTAGTAGTGGGTGTTAGAAACGTTAGCAGAGTAAGGATCAACATAGACCTTAATGCGACCGTTCATGGTGCCGACTAGAAGGTTTCCGGTGTCATCAACGTCACCGATGGAAGGACCACCAGCGCCAGTTAGACCTGAGGAATAGTCGAGTGTGCCAGACATGGCAAGAGCAGAAGCAACGTCAGCAGAAGTGACGATGAAGTTGCCCTTTCCTCTACGAGTCTCTTGTGCGATAGCGTTAGCATCGCGCTCGATTTGGAACATAAGTCCTTTGAACTTCTCAACCGACCAACGACCGTTGCTGTCAACGTCGAGGTCAAATACACCAGCGTTAGCAACGTTGTTCTGAGCACCAGGCTTAGCAACGGTGTAAACGGTACGAACAACCTCACGGTTGATCTCAGCAAGGATTTCGCTAGACAATAGGTTAGCGAGTTCCTGCTCTGCATCAAGACCGTGGATTGCCTTAAGGTCTTGTGCCAATTCTAGAGTGTACTCAGCGCGAAGAGCTCTGGTCTTAGCAGTGACCGCAGTCTTCTCGATGCTGAAGTCCATTTCGTTGAACAAGGTCGAACCCGATCCAAGAACTTCTGCTGTTTCTCTAGCAATGTTGCCTGCTTGGCGCTCGTAGTTAGCAGCAGTTGTGCCGCCGCCAGTGGCGTCGTTAAGCAGACCAGGGTTAGCATCAGTCGTGCCGCCATCGCCAAGAGGAGATACGGGATCGTTGTATGCACCAGGACCCTGTGTGTTTCCAGAGAAGTTGGTGTCGGGCTCGTTGTAGAGTGCCTCAGCGCCAGCTCTGGTGTTGTAGTGGCTCTTCATTGCGAAGATAAGTCCAGTAGGACCGCTCATGGGTTGAACGCCACAGATGTCGTATGCAACCAAGTTAGGTGCTGCACGACGGATAAGGTTGATCATTACAGGATCGAAACCTGCAAGTCCACCAGTCTTGGTGGTTAGACCAGAACCACCTAGTGCTTGTCCACCAGCTGCGCTGATAGCTCCAACAGTACTAGCTTCGTTCATCATACCACGCTCTTCGCGTAGTTGATTTTCTGTGTTTTCTAACAGAACAGCGGTAACAGCCTTTCTATAGTTGTCTTTGATGGTGCCAGCACCTTCATGACTTAGAACAGGAGACCACTTTTCGGTTAGAGCTTTTGAATTAAACATTTGTTTGCTCTTGTTTGAAAAATGTGGGGTTTATTATTAGGACCAGCGATCAAGTGCTTTCAGATACTGCGCCATTACTGGGTTAGAATCATCTACACCTTCGACTGGGGATTCATCAACAACTTCCGTTGGGGTAGCGATTGACTCTTTGAAGTAAGACTCCTTGATGGTCGTAACCTTCTTGGAGAATGACTCTTCCGAGACAAACTCTAGACCCTCAGCAAGTGCTGCGAGTTTTTCTTTCTGAGTATCTGCTAGTCCTTCTGACACGGTGGACAGAATATTGAGTTTGGCAGACTCATTAAGACGATTTTGTAATTTCACGTTTGCTTTGACCTGTTCGTCAAGGCGTGTTTCCATCTCACGAATAGATTCGGCCATACCTTCTACAACATCGACTTTCTCGTCGGGAATAGAAATGTAGTGCTCTTCAAAGAGACCCTTCAAACCTGCGATGAAGTCTGTAGTGATCTCATTTCTGATTCCACGGTCAATAGCAACTTGGTTTTGCTCCATCCATTGACCGATGGCATAGGACACTGTGCCGTCTACTTCCTCGGAAAGTTCTGCCTTAGCAGATGATACGTGCTTATCGAGTTCAGCAGCAAAGTGCTCTACAAGTTTGTCATACTCCTCAGAGATTTTCGCTTTGACAGCAGCCTCAAAAATGACTTTTGCTTTCTCAGCGAACTCTTCAGAGAGTTCTGTGCCTTCTACTAGAGCGGCAACATCAGCGGAAACATCAAGTTCTTCAAAGGAAGGCTTGATGGGGTAAGTAACAGCAGGTCCAGTACTAGTTGCGTATGCAACATCAGCACCAACGGTAGGCATAGCGTCAGGACTACCGGCACGCTGTTGGGGATCGCCAGATACTTGCGAAATAGGTGCTGCCGCTTTAGCGCCAGGATTCTCTTCGCCGTCGTCATCATCCTCATTAGGAGCAGTGGAAGTTCCACCTAAATCTGCAGCAGCAGATTGTCCAGGAGCAACACCTGGTTGAACTGAAGGCATAGGATCCTTGCCGCCAGAACCAGTCTGCGCGTCAGAAACCTGAGAGGGTTCGCTACCAGCACCGGGGATAATGTTAGCAGAAACTGTTGGCATAGGATCGCCAGCTTCTACAATCACCTTTTGCTCGGTAACGAACTCCTCAAATTTTTCATTTAACATATCTGACATTTGAGATTACCTCGTAATTTTCCGTAAATAATTAATCTAAGTTTATTTATAAATCAAAGTTTTCCGAGGAAATCCTCAAACACCTTGAGTGTTCTCTCTTCTAACTCACGACGCGGAGCGTCATTGATATAACGTTGGTATTTATCAACTTTTGATTCCTTGAGAATACCGTTGTCCCATACCCATTCTTTACCTTCCATGATGCCATTAACAAAAGCATCAGGTGCTGAAGGATCTGCTACAATATCAGCAGCAGTTGTAAGCATGAAGTCATCACGAACTACTGAAGTATCTTCGCGCTTTTCAATGCTTCCCATACCACGGGATGAAACACCTAACTGAACTCCTTCGCCAAGTAAAGACTTAGCAATTTGTCCCATGGGTGTATCAAGAATTTGTGCCTTACCAATGAAGTTATTTCCTTCAGCGCGAAGACTTGTGATTCTGTGAGATACTCTATCAAGATTGATAGTAGGACCATCGGGATGACCGAGTTCACCTAGAGCACGCTTTGATTTCACATACTCTTCGTTGTATCTCTCAACTTCATTGTTGAGAACATCGAAAGGATACATGCGACCATTACGGTTCTTTAGTTCTGACTGTAAAAATACTCCTTCGATATAAAGAAGTTTCTTTCCGTCTCTTTCCTCAGTGAGGATTTTGACGTTTTCAATCGTTTCCGTTATCAGTTTCATCGGGTTCTTCCGTTTCTGTGGGTTCATCAAAGAATGTATTCGCGGCAACCTGCTTGTATGTTGCCATAGCATCAGATGCTTTAGCAAAAAGTAGATCATGAATAGCATCAATAGCAGATGCCCTGTCGTTGTCGCTGATCTTATCAACGATATCTACCACGCCAGGTTCAGGGTTATGTTGTTCCATAATAAGTATTCTGTATAATTTATTTATTATTTGTAGAAGGTGAAGGCATTGACTTTGCTTTTTTCACTTCTCTTTCGGATGCGGAATCTGCAGCAAGTTCTTGTCTTTCTGCAGCATCTTGTGCTTGCTGATCCTGAATTTCAGGAGCAAGGGCAGTGTTTGCTGCTGTCATTTGATCCATAGCATTTGCTTCTGCTGGATCAATAGAGAGACCAGAAGCAATCTCTGCTTTAATCTGCTTATCAATATCCTTGTATTCTGTATCTTTTTGATTTAGAACATGACGACGGATATATTCAACAGAGAAATACTTACCAACAAAAGGATCCATCTGACTTACAGTCATCATCCTCTGGTTCATCATTTCAATTTCTTTTAGTTCATTGAAATGATTATCAAAGAGATAGTCATACTGGATATGCTCCTTCATATCATCCCAGTCTTCAGGAGAAATTACTCCTTTAAGAATGAGTTGAGTCTTGAGCATGTCGTGGAACATCTCAGAGAATCTTTTACGTAGTCTTCCAATAAACTTGGTAAACTTAAGTTCGTCACGGAGGACTTCAGTGGTTTTACCAAGGTTAAATCCTTTGCTGTCGTCTGTAAGACGAGAAGGGGGAAGATTGAGAGAGTTATAAAGTTTCTTTTTAAAATACTCAACGTCCTTAAGTTCTCCAAGGTTCTGTCCTCCAGGCAGCGTAGTAATTTCAGTACCACGTCCACCCTCTCTACGAGGCAACCAGAAATCTTCAAGCATACTCATGTGCTTTTTGTCATCACGCATCTCGCCAGTTTGTGCGTCATACACAAGCTTGTTGCGATAGCGAGACATAACATCACGCAAGTATTGTTCTGCTTTTACCTTAGGTAGATTGCCTACATCGATGTAGAAAATTCTACGCTCAGGTGCGCGTGATAATCTGTAGATAACAATTGAATCTTCAATCATTCTTAATTGATTGAGAGTCTTGATTGCCTTATGAAGGAAACCAAGAGTCATTCTTTTGTTTAAATCTTGTAGTCCAGAAGGACAGAATGTAATTGAATCAGTTGCCATCTTGACACCCTGAGACAAAGACATATCTCCAATCGGTCCTAGGACACCGCCTTTATAGAAACCTTTTGGATTGTACAGATAGTAATCGACAAACGTTCCATATTCATACTCAAGCGCCGTGCCTTTGATTGCTGCTTTCGCTAGAGAATCTTTTGGAGTATTGTCAATTTTTTGACGAACTTTCTTGATCTTCATCGGATCAATATAACGAAGTTCTGTAATACCTTTTCTGGGATTATCTAAATCGATAACCTTATGATAAAATAAACGTCCATCAATATACCAAGTTCGGACAATCTCATGTGCTCGATTGTCGAAGTTTAAAAGTCTTTTAATATACTCAAACTCATTACGAATTTTAGTTTTTACTCCAGCACCAACACCTAGATTATCTAAGTTAATTTCTACAGGAGAATCGTAAGCATCACTTACGATAAACTCGTTAACAACTTCGTCAACAGCACTATCCACCTCGGGATGAATTGCCATATCACGATAACGACGGATCATCTCAAACTCATTACGAGCTTGATTATCCGTATCTACATACGTTCCATAATATCCACCTGCTGCTACTGCAACTGGATCTTCAGCAGAAGGAGGGACAGGAGATTGACCTCGCTGCCCCTCTTTTCTGTTAATTTGGAAGCCAAATAACTGACTCATGATTATCTATTTAACTTGTGCGCTTCCAACTATTTATCAGACCACGCCAATGCCAGAAACACCATCTCTGGATCCTGCTTGAGCAGTGAAGTAAGAATACTGCCACTCAACAGTGAATTCTTCAATCTGATCATTGCTATCATAAGCAAGATCGATAGGAGAAACATTAGTTGGGAAGCAGTACTTCAGAGTATATTCTCTGAGAATTGATCCTTCTTCGCTAGCATCTTTTTCAAGTTGCTTGACAGAAAGATCTGCCATGTAACCAGAAGTGGTTGATGGAGTGAAGAGAGGTGAAGTATTTGCTTCGTGGGTGTTGATGTTGTTTGCCCACTCTTCAAAGAATGCGCGAAGTTTGAAGTCCTTATCATTGAAGAAAGTAGCAGACCATGTATCGAAGGTGCGATCACCTGCGATTTTGACTGTTCTTCCTCTGAAAGGAACTTCGATCACACCTAGATTTGAACCTGGTAGAGCAGCAGACTTACAAAGAATATTTGTAAGGTTTAAATCCTCGCCACCTTTTGAAAGGGAATCGGGGAATTGAACATCCACCAAGAACATGTTGGGCTTAACGCCCTGACCGATAGTTTGTAAGAAACTAGAAACGTTTGACAGTGCCATTGTTGTTTATCTCGTAATTTTTTCTCTATAATTAATTATCATCTACCGATGACTTCAGCAAACGAAACGCCCGTCTTAGTAGCAGTTACTGTAACTGTTACATAATTGATGGAGCGTGTAGGCTTGAGGTAGAGTTCAGCGACAAACTCATTTCTGTCGATGACTTCTGGAGTATTGTTTGTGTCGTCACAAACAACCAAGAAATCTGTAACACCTCTACGTGCTTGAACTTCAGCAAGATATGAAGTCATTGAAGCAGCAAATGCTCCACGAGTTGTGCTGTCATTTTGCTCAAAGAGTACGCCTTCTGCGAGTCCTTTTGCTCTCTTCTCAACGTTGAGGAATAAACGACGGACGTTGATTCTATCAAATGCGGAAGGTGAAGCAAGAGCAGTTTTATCTCCAAATAGAACAGGACCAGAACCGACCATTGAGACGATTGGGTTTACTCTATTTGTGTAAAGATCATCACGTTGTGCTTTGTTTGGATTGAAAGCAAGTTTTACAACATTCTGAATACCACCACGATTTAGACCAGCAGGAGAGAACCAGTCATCAAGGATAGAAGAAGTTGAAACACATACACCAGCAACATCACCGTTACAACCTACGTAACGATACTTGTCATTGAAACGATCGTATGTATACTTAACACCACTGTCTAGAACAACATATGAAGAAGAACTGATGTTATCAAAGAATGCTATTGTGTTTGATAGTTGTAGTGCTGGAGTCAAAGCACTGCCACCAGAAGTAGCTACTTGAGTACCAGTCCAAGGAGAAAGGAATGCGACACAATCTTTTCTGCTGTTAGCAATAGCAGCAACTGCTTGTGCTTTAGAAACAGTATCGTTTTCGTTAGCAGCATTGCCACCCATCAAAACGAAGTCAACAGTTGTTTGCTCTGTATCTAGGAACTCATCATATGCTGCTTGGATTTCACCAGCAGTATATGCGTAGTCATCAGCACCACCAGTTAAAGCACCACCTGCCGTAGATAAGATTCTTGACAGTGCTAGTGGGGAAGCATTAGTAGCACCATAAGATGCTGCCGTTGCACCAGGATCTTCTCCAACAGCTGTTGTATCATCTGCTGCTAGTGAAGCACCAGCATAGATGTAACGAGAATACTGATTTACATAATCCTTCCAATAAGATGAAGCACCTTCTGGAGTTTTGCCGTCAGTTAATTTTGTGAGATACGTTAGTCTCTCAACAATAGTATTGGTTGCTGTATCAACAACAGCAACGTGTACTTCGTCATTTGAAAGGAAACGCTCTGCGGCATACGCAGAAGTACCAGGACGAGGACCAATTGCTTTGTAAGTTAAACCAGTTGTATCGATTGCTTGTGAATTGTAATCCCAAACAGTTGCTGTATCACCAGCTGCTGGAGTTGGAACAGCAGAACCTTTTACAATGGAGAAACTATTAGGGTTAATAACTTCATACACTTCGTGTCCTACAGCAGAATCGTCTGTATACGTGCCACCAACTGATAAACCATGACCAGTTTTTGCGATGACATAATCAGCGCCACGGTCAACGATTACAACTCTAAGGTTGTTGCCGTCAGCACCAGCATAGCGAGCAGCAAACTTCTCGGAAGTTACGCCAGCATCGAAAGCATCCTTATCACCGATAAGAACACCACTACCACTTTCGGTAGCATTTGAAACACCAGTTGTTGCTCTAACAACTGCGAGTTGTCCGCCGTAGCGGAGGAATTCTGCAGCAACCAACCAATCTCCAGCGTTAGCCTCGGATGGTGTGCCGAACACATCAATAAGTTCTCTTTCGGAACCAATGTTTACAATTTTGCCTACTGGACCAGTGCGGAATGAAGAAGCAATAGCACCACGAATAGCGGTGGCTCCTACTACAACAGCATTGGAAAAATCACGTTCTCTAATAACAACACCAGGCGAGACTTGACTTGCCATGTTTTATACCTCTTTAGATATCAATTTTATCTAAATCTATTTAGATTTTTGAATCCTTCAGAGGTGGTGAACAATACATGAACTACCAATCTGGATATCCCCAATCGGTAAATGGATCTCTCTTTTTTCTAGATTCCATAACCCTTTTGACAGTACACTCCTTACATTCATATGCGTATGCTGATGGATGTCCTTTCTTAGTTTTTCGCGTAAGATAAAAATCTTCTATAAGATCTTTTTTAATCCCACATGATCTACATTTTCTTTCTTTGAATAGAATATGTTCTAATGAAAATTGGTCTTCAATATTCATTAGTAGTTCCACATGTATCCGACTTCTTCTTGCTTGTCTCCATATTCCCAAAGGTTTCCATCTCCATCAACAAAAGTATCATCACCCATACCGTCATCAAGGAAACCAAATGGAGCCATGTCTTGTTCTATTTGATTACGTTGTTCGTCATAGATTCTTCTTCGGATATCCTGATCTGTCATCTCTTTAAAATACTCTTGCATGACTAACCACGCAAAGAGAACCATACACATTACAAGATCGTCATGGTATCCTTCATCTGCTTCCCATGCTTGCTTCTTCTGTACGAATGTAGTAAGTTCTTGGAAGATCTGGAAGTCGTTGAATATTAATTTGTCTTCTTCGATAATAGCTTTAAGATTAGAGCAACCGATCTTCTTGACCGTTACGCTCATCTTAACACCTAGTTGTGTTTTTGATCCTGAGAATCCTTGCCCCACGACTTGACCTGCTCTACCACGCATCGCACACATAAGTACATTAGGATATTCAAGATCGTAATTAAGAGTAGCAGCGATACTATCACCAATATCATTTACTTCTACCAGAACGTATGGGTTATTATATTCTTTACAAATTTGAAAGATTACTGAGGGAAACAGTATAGGTTTAATCTCATTATTTCTGTACTTTGCAACGATCTTATACGGCATCGTGGTGATATCAAACACGAGGAAAGCAGAATAGTCGCCACCAATTCCCCTGGCAACATCGACAGTAATAATATATTCGTGATCCTTTTCGACTCTCTCATAGATATCAAGTCCAGCATTTGATTTAATTGGGTCTGCGAATGGGATAGTTTGTAACTTTGCTGGACTAATCAAAGTATCAGCAGATCCAAGGAAGTCGCATTCAAACTCTTGTGCGAACTGTCTTGGAGATGTGTTCTTAATTGTCTCTTCTTTCCACTTGGCATCTCTGCCAGGAACTTGAGACCAGTGAACTTCATTAGTAGTATAATCATTCTTACCTCTCCTAGCATCCTCCCACATCTTGTAGAAGTGATTCATGCCATTAGGCGTAGAGATAATAATTACTTTCGTTGATTTACCAGAAGTAATAGTAGGATAAACAGAGGCAAAGAATTGCTCCGCAACATGGTTTGGAACGAATGCGAACTCATCGAGGAAGAGAATGTTAAACGACATGCCTCGGACAGCACTCGCAGATGTAGAAGCTGCCAATATCTTACTGCCATTCTCTAACTCCACATTACCTTTGTTCCATACCAATACACCATGCTGCATCCACTTTGGTAGATTCTCGTAAGCAAGTTGCAGTCTTCCTAGCAGTTCCCTAGCGGTAGATGCCTTGTTTGCAAGAATACCAATATTAACACTATCGTAAAAAATTGCATAATAAAGAAGATAAGCGACAACAGTAGTAGACTTTCCTGTTTGTCTTGGGAGCTTTGCGATGTTGAATCTTGTTTCATGAAAATCACTCAAAATCTTTTTTTGAAAATCATACATCTCAAAAGGCACCAAACCTTCGTCAAGAGAGATGATTTTTATATAGTTCATCGCAAAGTAAATAGGATCATTTTTACACTTGATCCACTCATCAATTTGCTTCTTTGTAAATTGTATTGGGGTCCCAGCCTTTTTCAGGTTGGGATTACCCAAGTATACATCAGTACCAGTCGCCAAAACAAAAACCTAGTTCACCACTAGTATTTATCTTTATTCTCTTCTTCTAAATTTTCTAAAAATTCCAGTCGTTTTTTCCACGTATCTCCACCTTCCATTCCTCTTACTGGATTAATACATGTATTATCTCCCAAATTGTTACAAACGAGACCAGCAAGATCTAGATCATTACCTTTAGCACCAGTGCCAGACCAAATATGTGTGCCATTAATCCAGACCGCATGGCACTTGGGACATTCTTTTCTTTGTAATTTAAGATCAGACAGTTCCTTATCGTTGGTCATTTTTTAATTCCTTTGCGAGTTTATTGAAGTCAGGTAGATCCTTTATAAGTTGTTGTTCTAATTTACGTCTCATCAAAAACATTTTAAATTTAATCCACTGATACCTGATCACAAGATCAGCATAAGCGAATAAGCGCATAGTTTCTTCCACGCCAGCATACGCTACCATGAGAACAATGAGAGTGATGATTACATATATGCCGAGCATAAAAATATTCCACTACAAACATTATAGTGTATGTAGTGAAAAATATTGTATCGTTAGGCTACATTTTTATAAGTGTTGGTTTACACTCATTCTACTAATGTTCCATGCTCACGGCGAATCTCTTTCAGTGCTTCAAGATTCATATCCTTAGTGCCTCCATCATAGGCGTGAGCATAACCTTCAATAATCATTTGCTCGTTAAGGGACACACTGTCGTCCCCAATGTAAAGCCAACCCAGAAGACGCCCGTATTTGCCAGTGCCACCAACAAGTTCAGTCCTAACAGACAACTCATCATCACCAGCCAAAGTGCCTTCGAGTTTTTCTTTGAGCCAGTTGGTTGCGTCGATTCCAAGTGCTTTCTCCTCTAGATTTCTCGTTCTTTTCTCTGGTGTATCAACTCCTGCAACTCTAACTCTTTCCTTCTTGTATAGATCGAACCCCAGATCAATAGTGACATCAATAGTATCACCATCAAGTACACGATTGATCTCCGTCACCCGGAAGTTGTAGCAGCTCTTCCTGCTCGGTGGTGTCAATGCTCCCATGAGATTCTCTTTTATCAACTCCTAGTATATAGTAGATACTATAACCAGCCATACAAAGAGAAAGAAAAACCATAAAAATAACCGACCACACAGGATCGTTTACATTAGTATGTGGGTGTAATAATAAATTCATTTTTTAACTGGCCAAGTAAGTTCCATTCCTATTGTGAGTAGTAGAACAAATCCAAATACAAATACAGCACTCATAATTCAATAATAGATAAGAAAAAAAGAATCAATCCAAAGGAACAAAACAGACCAGTTAAAATAAATGGTATATAACTACTCATCTCTCTTGCTTCTGCGAGATGGAATCATTTGATATGAAAGTTTATCTCTTAAAAGATTAATTCTTTCTTCATCAAAATGAGCGAAGTTAGGATACTTCTCTACTTTTTTATAATAGTGTAAAGCATTTTGGATGATTGTAAAATCTTCCATGGTTAATTCAAAGTTCATTAAATTTATAATCTAACATCATTCGGAAAAGAGAATCTCTCATTACCCATAGGTGCTCTTGTTCTTCTGCTGGTCGAGCAGGAAATCCTTCCCACATTTCTAACCTCTTTATCACACAATGGTGTAAGAGACGTATATCTTCTATTGTTAAATTGACAGTGTAGTCCGGTTCCTTATTCATGTTTGTGGAAAGGTTCCCAGTGCTGCCAATCGTATTTATGAACTGCCCACATTCCTATGATGGGGACAAAGACTAAAATGGTTGAGAGGAATCCTAATCCGTATGGGTTGTTTAATACAACACCACAAAATCTAGCAAATTGTAACATCATAGTGTGTAAGCGTTGTTAAATCCCCAGATAACATAAAAGACAATACCACCTAAAATTATCATTGATGGTATTACTTTTATATCTTTTTTGTGTTTATCCATAAGTCTCGGAAATAAAAATCGATATTAGTTAATGTTCCTTCGGGATGATTATTTCCCGAATCTGCCCATTGATAACTGAAGTGCATCATCTCCATTGTGATATGACTTGTACCATACATTCTTGAAAATGCTGATAAAGCAAAGTTATATCGTTTTTTTAATTCGGGAGACCAATTCATTATAGTCTCTCAATTTACGTGAACAACACCAGTCATACCTGCGCCCTGATGGGGACCACAGAAGAAGTTATAGTCTCCTGCGTCAGCAAATACAACGTCTTGTGTTTCTCCTGGAGCAAACAGTAATGATTCTCTAGAGAGATCAGGACGTGCTTCTACAATAATATTGTGTGGTGGTAGTGCTTCGTTGATAAAGTGAACTGTGTCACCTGCCGAGATTGTGATCTCATTAGGTTCAAATACTAGGTTCCCACCAGAACCCATTACTACATCTACTGCCCATACTGGGGCAGCAAAAAATAACACAACCAGAATCGTGATTAAAGATTTCATTTCGCTACAGAATGTTGTTCTTTGTAAGTATTGAGTTTGTGAATTAAATCATTGTATTCATCCCACATCCACTCAGAACCTGTCTTCTCTTGATAGAGACGGCAAGCTGTGATTAGGCGTGTGATATCGCTTTCGTTTAAACGCATTGTCATATCAGAACTCATAATATAATTATAGATCTAGTGAGTAGAATTGCTTTATTTTAACATTCTTTTCACAAGTATGTCAGCAATTCCACTTACGTAGTGATTTGTTGATTCTGCTGTCCTTGTCGTTAGCAGTTTTTTTGCTAGTTAATTTCTTTTTCATGCCCTTCATTCGAGCGCAGAACGATGCCCTGCGGGGGTTTCCAACCTTTTTGCTTGGTGCCTTAAGGTCAGATCCTGGATTTTCCTTTTCATAAGATCTTCGTCCCTTTTCATTGAGACCTCCTTCTTTGTTTTTGCCTGCTTTTTTTGTCCAGGCTGCTTCTGTGGTGAGTTCAAAACTTTCTTTGGCAGTCCTCGCCGCCTTTTGAAAAGCATCCTTAGCGGGGTAGTCCTTACTACCTGACTTCGCTGGTGCTTCTCCTCGTTTTCGCTTTGCGTGGATATTTGCGTAGAGACCGCGCTTTGCTTCACAGAGTTCTTTTAGTTCCTTATAATCTCTCATGACAACCGACGAGGGTTTACGAGATTATTTAGCGTTTACCCCCACTCATATCTTTGAGCATCTTTTGAAGCTCTGCTGTAGATCCTACAAACATAGCGTTGTTGGTAACCTTGGATGGACCTTTCTTATCCTCGTCAAGATCCTTCATCTTCTTATGAAGGTCAGCAAGTTTGTCTGTCATGTCTGCAACGTGCTTCATTGCCGCTACAGCGACTTCATACGCTCTAGGGTGCCCTGACTCCTGAGCGACCTCTAACGCCCCGTTGACCGCCTCCTGACCCTTGTCTATGAGGGAGTACAATTCAGTACGTGTATATCTGTAATCTTTTTCACGATCTTCAGCATCAACCTTAGGTGGTTGTGGTTTAGATGGTTTGGATTCCTCAACAGGTTCAGCACTAATGTTGAGGATTTCCTCCATGTTATCTTCTAGGTTACTCATAAGAATTGAATCCCTTCATTAAATCCAAAGTCATCACCAGCATCAACTAAGGCATCATCGTTTACATCGATAACTCCATCAGTATTGATATCTGTAACTGCTTTTGGTGTATATGTTCTTGTAATTGTTCTACGACCGACATCAAGATCGCCCAAAGTTTCGTGGATAATTGCTTTCTTGATGACATCCGCAGTGTTGTATGGACCATACAGATACGATTTCATTGTAAACTGCAGTGCATATGCAATATACCTGCGCTCTAGAAAACTATCATCCCACTCATCTTCTCCACTAATGCCATTTAATACAATGGCAATATCACGTTTCTCATTCATGTCTGGTATCATGTTAAGAGTGATGCTAAAAGATGGTTGAAAATATGGCAGAATTTGCTCTACAATTTGTAAAGCATCATCCTGAGATTTGGCAATAACTCCTAGTTCAAAATTTATATTATAAGGAACAGGAACATATTGAACTCTAACTTCGCCACCATTACCATCAATGATAGTTTTGTATTTTTGAATTGGTGATGTTTTACGGGAAGAATCGTAATCAATTCCTGTCATCTCAAAGTATATACGAGGCAAAGTAATTGCCACTTTGCTGCTGCTAGCATTCTCTCCAATACGAACCAAGAACTTTTGCTTTGGTCCGTAGGCAAGAGGAACTTTAACTTCTTCTAAAACTTCTCCTGTATCAGGATCAGAACTCTTCATTGTTATATTATTGAAGAGTGTACCAAACGCAATAATGTTCTTGCGAACTATTTGGTTATAAAAATGTGATCCTAACATTAGATGCTATCCGTAAAGTTACCAAATTCACCAAATGGATTACCTTCTGTCCAATCAATAATCTCATCACCAGAATCTTCGATCTGTCTATTTTGATCGTAGTTACTGTTCGTATTATTTAGAGTGTCAAATGTTTCTGGAGACCAGGTAGCACCTGAAGTTAGTCCAGTAATTACTTCAGCAGTAGTAAAGGTTCCTGTTCTATTGTATACTTCCAGAGATCTGGTTGTGCTATCCCAAGACTTGACTTCTGCTCTATTGTCCTTAGGCGAGTAATCAATAGTAACAGTAGGAGCACTCGTATAACCAGTTCCACCTGATGTAATTAGAATACTATTGACAAGACCAGTAGAACTAACTGCAGCAGTTGCTGTAGCACCTGTTCCACCTCCTCCAGTAATAGTAACTGTTGGTGGAGTTGCTTGCTTATAATGTGATCCACCATCTGTAATAGTGATACTATCTACAGCATCACCATCAGTTGTTCCTGTTGCTTTCGCTAGGAACTCATCACCAACAATCTCTTCTCCAACAGTAAAGTCTCCAGATCCACCAGGATCCATAAAGAGTTTGATGCTATTAGCAAATATTTCTTCCACATCATCGATCTCCTCAACTCCAGTATCAAAGTCATCACTACCGATCTCATAGATCTCAGCAGTGATAGCATAGAATTGGATCTTACCAAACTGGAAGAATGGTTCTTCCTTACCAACAAATTTAATCTCGTAGATATCTTTTGTTAGTGGGAAGTAAAGCAGATCTCCCTCGTTAGGTCTACTCTCAACAGTAATAGTAGGATTATGATCTGCTACTTCTTCGTCCCATCTTCTAGTAGATACTCGGAAGATAATCTCATCCGTAATTCTTAAACCGAACTTGGAGATGAACTCAGCATTGTCTCCAAATCCCATGACGTTTTGAAGCAACATCTCAATTTGAAAATGTTCTTGATACTTAGAGTATCTAACCTCGTTAAGAGTGTTATCTTTTAGAGCTATTCTAGGAATGTAGTATATGTCTGTTCCGAACAGTTTAATTTGTTCGTCCACAAGATCCTGTGCGAGACCTTGCTCACCGCTGTGTCCTGAATAGTAAGTTGGAAAGTAGGGACTAGTAGGCATCTTATCCGATCATATCCATAGGTGGGATGGCGTACTTACTGAGAACTTCGCTTTCGATTTTCTCAATCTCGCCTAATGCGTCTGTATACAATTCTCTACCATTAAGCGTGATACCGCCAGGTAGTTGAACGTTGTTATATTTAATCAAGTTTTGACCCCACTGTCTCTTCATAAGAGCAGTAGCATATTTCTTGACAAACATATCATTATTCATCTCTGTAGCATCTGTAGGATCAATCATCCTATGTGCCTCAATTACAAGATAGGTATCTTCTTTGAGGAATGCTTTATTGATGTCAAGATATAAACGATCACGACGCTGTGTATATCTGAACTGTTGGAACGAACCATTATTCAGAATCATATCTAGAGTTTCTAGATACTGCTTATTCATAAAGTAGTTGACAATATCAAGAGATCCGAATGCATATAGATCATTCAGAAACATCTGATACTCAACACCAAAGAGATTAGATCTAATTGAGTTGCTGACTAAACCAAAAACTTTGCTGATGCCAACTACATGATCTGGAACTGGAATATAGTTGGTAGACTCTTCCCAATTTGTTGTTCCAGATGATGTTGTTGCTTTATTATTGAAACGAGTTATATCGTCAGCAGTAATCTCATGCCTCAGAAAACATCTCTCCATACCGTTGTAACAGTTCTCTTGGAAGAACTGGTAAGTATCATCAATAACATTATTTACTTGCTCATCATCAATGTTAACTTGTAATACAGGCTCACCAAGTTGCCTCTTACAATATGTGATAAGATCAGCTCTTGAATTTGGAGACGCCATTACACACAAAAATCCCTTCTTACCTATTTAGGAAGAAGGGATCTGAGAGTTATTCTTCTGTTGTTTCTGCCGCTGGTGCTGCTTCTTCTTCAGGTTTGTCTTCTAGAAGACCTAGAGTTTCTAGACCTCCTTCCAGTTTAATTTTATATTCTTTTGCTTTGACTAGATTTGTTTCTAGTTCAGCAATTTGCTTTTCAGTTGTAGCAATTTGCTCTTCAAAATTAGACTTAAGTTGTGCGGGATCCATAGTTATCACATGTAATTGTGTATATCAATATTTATATTAGTAATCAAAAACGTTTGTTATGTTTTTGTATAAATCTTTTAGGGTGATAGGATAATGATGATCTTCTGGTGGAGTTGGCCAATTTACACTAGAGCGATCAATTTTTTTAAAATCTTCATCACTCATTCTGATTTGATCGGGATTTGTATTTTGTGGCAAATCGCGAAGTGCTTGTAGATAATTTTTCCATACCGGTGGAAGTTCTTCTCCTAGAGACATTGCTTTTACAACTCTCCAATTACAAAATTCCATCTCTTTATCACGTTCTCTTCTCAAAAGACGCATAGGTTCTAGTCTTGATTTTTCAACACACCATGCTTCCAAATCTGCTTCATTTGGACGAGGTGATGAATCCAACCAATTAAGACTTTGGTTATCATTTTTATCGACAGAAACAGACCACTCGGCATTTGGATATAATGCAGCGAGGGCGTGTGACCAATCATAATGCATCTGAATGTTAGCCATTATTAAGTTCTCCTATTAATACGTATATTTATTATTGAACTATTTCCATTATACTAGAAATAGTACATCCATTTTCGTAACTATTTTGTGACAAAGCACCTTGCGTCCTATTCAAGTAAAACGTATATGTTCCATTACTCGAAGATCTTACTGCTAATCCATATGTATTTTCTTGACCTGCTACTGCGGTATCAAAAACATTAATGTACCAATTTGACATGGTAGAACTTTGGTTTCTATCATACCATCCAGAACAATATCCACTCCAGCGAGAACCCGCTGATGTTGAGTGTGATTTAAACTCAACTCCATTTTTCATAATGAGGATGACAACATCTTGATGAACTTCTCCTGAAAGCATCCACTTTACTGATAACAACGAACCCGTATATTTCGGTGTAACTGAAATATTTGTATTGGGCATCGAGTTTTGGTTATTGGGACTAGCAGTGAAAGATTGCCTCCCATCGTATCTTGCCGTAACAAATTGAACTGGTGTTCCTTTCGATGATGCAAAAGCATTATCTCCCAGAGCTATACTAGTGTTGCTAGCAATTTGAACTGCGGATCCTGTTTTTGGTCTAATTGTTTTTACTGATAATTTGCTCATGGTGCTATCTCCATTACGTATCCGGCAGATACAGTGTTTTCGTAGGCGTTTTGTCCACCTCTACTGTCAGTTCTATTTAACCAATATGTATAATTGGCGTTATTTGAAGATCTATTGCCAACACGATATACAATCTCATTACCTACTGGAAAAGTTGCATTGGATGGTGCTTCATCATACCAAACAATACTATTATTATATTGAGTGCTATTGTTGTCTCTATCATACCAACCGTGAGATACCCCACTCCAACGCTGTGCTCCTGCATCAGTATTATATCCAATGAGTGAACTACCTCTGTATACAGTAAACATATGGTCGTGTCCAGTGGCTTCTCCATTTACCATCCAAACACATTGGAATGAAGATCCAGGAACTGTCCTTCTGATAGTAATATCTAATGCACTTAATATATTCCAATTATTATTATTTGCCGCAACAGATAAACGTCGGTCTTCTTCTACATAAGCAAAATTAACAACAGATCCAGGAAGAACTAATCCTCCGGCAATTGAAGAATCACCAAAAGAAATAGCTCCGTTATCAGATTCGATAGTATCTACAATAATTTCCGACATTTTATTATTCCTCTATTTCGTAAATAATCATACTGGAAACACCACACTCATATGAGTTTTGTCCATTACTGCTACCACACCTGTTGATGTAGTTTGTGCTTTGGTTTGTATTACCCTCTCGACTAACAATCCTGTAAGTATTATTATTTGTATTTCCAGGTTTGTAAAATACCATAATAAACACATCACCCGGTGTTGAGCTATTGTTATTTGCTCCATCGTATGGACCACAAGTAATTCCACTCCAACGTTGGTTTCCAGCATCATCATTATATGAATCATATGCCGCAGTGGTTATGTGAGATCCATTTACAGTATATCGAAATACTGTATTGTGGTATACATCTCCAAGAATTCTTGCTTCGATAACTACTTTAGAACTAGCAAATTTACATTGTAAATCTACTTGCATTCCAGGAACGTTTGTCGTGACAGATCCAGTATTACTAGTAGCATTTTGCCAAGACGTTCTGGTTTTATATGTAACATGCTTCATTTGCACAATTCTGCCGGGATATGAAATACTGCCACTATCAGCAATAGTCAATCCCCCGACAAAATTAATAGCACCTGAAGGAGATTCTATCTCCCGTACAATAATTTTACTCATTGTAAAAATGACTCTTTATCATATTATTTATCATACTACAGACCACGCTCCGCCATTTACAATCGTGACAGTATTACCAGACGCAATTTCAATTGGACCAGCAGACATACAACGATCAGATGCTGTAATTGTTATATTGTCAGTTATAGTAGATCTGTTTCTTTTGATGATTCCGTATTTGTCGATATACTGTTTATCTCCATTAATTTTTAATCCATTGGAAATTTGACCACTACTGAAGGTACCACTCTGAATATTCATAGAAGATCCAGAAACGTCAATTCTATTAGTGGCAGCTGTGCCAATTCGGAATGTTCCGTCAATTTCACTGTTTCCAGTAGCTTTAAAAGTGCCGGAAACTTGTAAAGTGTATGTTGGATCTGCTACATTAATTCCAACCTTAGATAGTCTGTAGATGTCATTACCGTTACTGGCTTCAGTCCAACGCGAAGTAACAAACTCAGCATTATTCTGGAAGAGTTGACCATTAAAATTAACATCTCCTTGAATGTTGAGTTGATAATTTCTATTGGTTCCACTTTCTGGATCAGTTCCACTAGTTGCTGTGGTATTAATACCAACTCTATTTGAATCACCAGCAACAGTAATTGCTGGAGTTCCATTCCAAGTTGTTCCGCCATTATTGGTGGATGCTTGAATAGTAAACAAGTGGTTGCCAACTAGTTGGTTGCCAATTCTAAAGTTTCTATACGAAGAAGATCCACGGAAGACTAGAGGAGCACCAGAGTTATCATTATCAGTGTCGATAGTAACGCCTGTTTGGAACATCGCGTTACCATTAACTTCCAGAGTGTAATCTGGTTCACGGTTGATGCCAACACCCATTTTTCTGGATGCGATAACATCACCAACAACACGGAAGTACAGTTCTGTCTCTGTGCCTTCCATAGTGAATCCTTCACCATACTCAGATGCTGGTGATTGACTATCAGAATGATTGTATCTCAGTGTGCCAACTTGAGATTGGTTGGATGAAACATCACAGAATCTAATTTTTGCTCCAACAGCATTTGTAATAGAGCGAACAAAGATACCACCATCGCCACGAACATCTAAAGTAGATAATGGGTTGGTTCCGGCATTAATACCAACTTCATTTGATCCAGCATCAACAAACAGAGTGCCAGAATCAACATTTAAGTCGTCCGACATTGAGACGACACCTGTGAATAATGATGTTCCTGAGATGCTTAGATCAGAATTAGCGCCCGTTAGAGTTAACGGACCAGTCATGGTATCGCCTGCTTTGAGAACGTTAAGCGAAGCAGCACCAGTTAGAGCAGCAGTGATTGTTCCAGCACTAAAGTCTCCATTGGTGTCTCTAGCAACAGCTGATGTTAACGCAGCAGTTGAAACAATATTTGATGAATTGAATGCGGTATTACCAGCATTCCAAACAGTCTGACTATTGATGCTTAAAGAATTTTCATCCCCAACTACAATATTTAATTGTCCAGATCCATCAGTTGCGTTACCACCAGATGCTTCAATTTTTGAATTGTAACTTGCCGTTAGCGTAGAAGAATTAAATAAAACTGCCGGAGCACTACTAATCCCATCAGATCTTCCTAATTTTAACTGAGCATTACCAGAATTACTTTCTAGTGTTGCTGCGACAAAATTATTTCCATCTTCAATACTAAAATCTTGGAAAAATACAGATTCATTTGCATCACCAATTTTTATAGCACCAACAAAATTACCGGTAGTAAGTCTACCAATCAATATGGTGTAATCATTGAAATTATCTCCAACATCATCATTGATAATTCTATCATCAATTTCAATAACACCAGTTGCCTGGTCATTTGAATTGTATAGGTTAACAGCGTCTGCTCCTGGGGAATATTTTGCGTCTGTTAAAGTTTGACCAGAAACATAAATTCTATATCTTGGATCTCCAGAATAACTCTTGATTTCAATTTGATCTCTGAAGGAAGATGCACTCTTGTAAGTTGGTAGACGGTTATCTGAAATTGTACCAGAGTTGATATTAAGAGCATTTTGATACCAAGATCCTTGCTTATTATCAAGTCTGTCAGCGTCAAGACCAGTGCCAACACCATCATTACCAGATGTCCAAACTTTTGCCCAAGTACCAAATGTACTAACACCAGATCCAGAACCACGAAGATACATGTTATCATTATCAGTAAATGCTAATTGCTTAACACCACCATCAACTGTAAATCCTTGTCCGCCTGGTCTGAAAGTTACAATTTGTGTTTTTGATCCACCGTCATTGAGTGCTGCAGCACTATTAAATATAGTGTTGGAGACAATACCAGTAACAAATGTGTTTGGTGCTGGAGATGACACTGGGTTGTTAGTACCACTGATAACACGAATTGTATTTTGTGATTGACCAGAGATGTCAATATTGTAATTTCCTGCCAATCTATCTGATAGTAGAGTGCCAGCATTAAGATTGCCAGCATTTAGATAGTAAGCACCTTGAGCACCATCTAACAAGTCAGCGTCTAGACCGCTATCTGGACCGGTCTTAAGTTCAACCGAACCATTACCTCCTTGTCCAATATTAAATTGACTTTTCTTATATCTAGAAACTCCAATTGTTCCATATAGATCAGCAGAAATTGTTAGATCAGAAACTCTCGCAATATCAAGTGATATATTTGCGTATTGTCTGTTGATAGTACTTACTTTACAATCAAGAACTAAACCAGATCCAGAACCAATTTCAGTTGGTGGGACCGTAATGCTAAAGTCAGCATTAAAGTTAACACCACCATCTGTTACCACAACTGAAGTAACTTCGTTATTTACAACAGTAATGTTTGCTGCCAATCCAGTTCCAGATCCACCAAATAATGGAACATCAAAGAATTGTCCATTGCTAAATCCTGACCCTGGCGCTGCGATAATAATAGATTCAACAAATTGACCTTGTGTGTATGTTGATTCAAATGTAATTGGAGACTCACCCCTTAGAAACTCAATAATAGTTCCTGCGGGAATAATATCAGTAACTGGATTATCAATAGCAACTGTTGTCAATCCACCAGTTGTAATAACACCCGTAATATTAGTATTTGCGGGGATGCCAAGAATATTGTCAACTACTTCATGACCAATTAAAGTATTTGAATTGGTTGTAAATATAAGCGAATTTGTTCCAACACTAGCTTGAGAATATAGACTAGCAAAATATCTATTTTCTGCACCTTTTAATGACTGAACTGTTAAAGCATATGACTGATCACCACGTAAGAAGGTGAAAGAGTTTGCTGCGTTTGCACCTAGTAAAGATGTTGAGATAAGTTCATTTGGACCACTGGAGACCAAAGTGTTAACACTAACTGCTTCACTGCTTAGTGATACCCAGTTGGCGATATCAAATGAAGACGTATTAACAGTTCTTGTAAGGTTAACTGTATTTGTAGATGGAGATGTGCTATCTTGAATAGTATCAGTATCTTCAATTTTGATTCTATTAACAATATCTCCGTATAATCTACTCTCCAATAGAGCACTACCCTGTGCTTGTATTCCTCCACCAGGAGGTGCATCAAATGTGATTGTTGGTTGTGTAGTATAACCTTTACCACCCAATAGTCCATTGAATAATGTAATAGTTACAGTAACAACTTCGCCATTTGCTATAGTGCAATCAGCTTCAGCAGCAATAGCACCAGCAGATGGATTACCACCTGATATTACTATATTTGGTGCTGTTACATATCCAGAACCGCTATTTGTAATATTGATTCTGTAAATTACACCTTCTCTATATTCCGTTGATTGTAGTCTTCCATTAGAAACGCTACCAGTAAATACATCTCCAATAGTAAAACTTAATGCTGGATCTGGATTAAATCCTAGGAATAAAGTATCGTTATCTTCATTCAAAATGAATGATGTGGATGTGTCTTGCTGAATCGCAATATCACCGGCAAGTGCTCCTTCGATAGATGTTCTTCCAGCAACATCTGGTACTGTGTAAACACTGAATGGACGCAAAGCAGGAATCTGATCAATAGAAATTTTTCCACTATCAGTAAGTTCTACTAGAGCTCTGGGGACAGCATTAGTAGAGTATGGTTTGTTGATATAAGGTCCGAGATTATTGGTAATAAAATCTTTAACTGCTTTTTGAGTTGGGATCTTACTATCAGAAGCACTAGCACCACCAAGTGTGTTGGATGCGTCAAAACCGGTGACAACAACGTCACCACCTTTCAGTTTTAGGAACTCGACTTCTGAAATTGTAACTGTACCGGTAAAGGTAATATTACCAGTTCTGTTTTCAATCTTAGCAAACGTGCCAACTTTAAAGTCACCAAGTTCGTCAGTACCCGAAACATAAACACGACCATAATTTTGAGATACCTGCTCACTAGATTCATCCTTAGTGCCACCATTTTCTGGTAATGCATTATAGTTAGTGCCCGATCCAGCATATTCCCAAGTGTGAGAAGATGAGTTAACAATAGATGGTCTATGCAATCTAATTGTTTTTCCAGTCAGTACGGAATTTGATACTGCTTGATTGTTTGAAATATCAATCAAACTCATTGCCTGTCCGGTACCATCATCAATTGTTAATTGACCTCCAGAACCATCAACGGTAACAGCGGCAATACTATCGATAAAATATTCAATATCTGGATTTGAATTTTTATATCCATCAATTTTAACAATATAATGCTCAAGTGGTTCTCTTCCTAAACCAGCAACAGTCAGAATAGTTCTGCCAGTTGGTGTTGCGGACACATTGGATACCGTTGCGATATCAAACTCATATGCATCCTTTCTAAATCCTATAGCTCTTAACGCATATTGTCCAAAGTTAGTAGCAGAGTTGGTAATTGAACAATAACCACCAGACTCAGCAATAACACCATCACTACAGAAAATAACAAAGACAGAAACTAACTGGGTGTAACCATCGTTAACAACTCTATAACCAGTACCACCAAAAGAAACAATCGTGAATGCCGCAGCAACCATTGATTTACCCTGATTCGGGAATGTTGCCGATCCATCTAAGTTTAGACCAGGGAATGGTGAGTTGGGTTGCTTTACTTTATTACCATCAACTTCGGCACCGCCACCACCTAGGAAGGAGATAACAGAAGCGTTCTGAGTATATGGTGATGCTTCAATAATAGGATAGTCATCGTAGTCAGCACGAACTGCCATCCTATTATTATTTTGATCATAGATAAAACTATCTGGGTATGTTCTTATTTCTGCAGTATTGAACAGAGTGCCATACGTTTGTGTGGTTGCTCCTGGTAAAACAACACCACCTAAAATATCATCCAACAATTGCATTTCGGTGTCAATTGTTGAAGAAACATTAGCACACAAAGGATTGCTTGAATATGGTAGAATATCCCAGTCTTCAAATGTTGGAATATTAACAGACGGTACTACCGGATCAAAGATTAAAATTGTTCCATCAGTAAGAGCACTTACAAATGAATGTGCTCCTGTGTAAGAAGAAGAACCTACATTACATGTAATAGTAGTAAGACCACCGCCAGTAGAAACATTGGTAATTGCGTGACTTTTCCCACGATTTTTATCTGTTGGTGATGGACTTGCGTGATCTCCACCGCTGTTAAATGCACAGTTAAATGTTAACGCACCTTGCTTAAATGCAATTCTGTCATTGGTTGTTGGATTGCCAACAGAACCACTAATAGAAACAGTTACCTCACCCGTTGATGCGTTATAAGTTGCTGTTGTTGGTGTTGATTGAATGATAGTTCCATCAGACCAGTTACGCATTGCTTTCTTAGCAAGTTCAGCAACTTGGGTATACGCATACCTAGTAGATGGCAACTGAGAAGCATCAACACCAACTAATACAGATCCACTAAAATATGTTTCGGCATTTGATACAATACCAGCATTTCCACCAAGAACCAAATCCCTAACAAGACCACCAAGAATGTAATTGATATCTCTTCTACACTTTCTTTGATGTAGATCAGAAAGACCTAATGTTGGGAAGTTAGTTTCTGTATTAGTAAGTGCTTGCTCGGCAATTAAATCTCTGTTTCTAGCAATTAAGTATGCTGCGTCTAGATATGTTCCAGAAGCATCATTTCCGATCACATCAACATAAAGATATGCTAAAGTATCGATTGCTGATCTTACATCATCACATGCAGGACTACCAGCAGTTGCTGTAATTACCGTGTCGTCAAAATATCTTTCTGACGATGTAAACTCTGGGACGTATATTGGACTGGATTGTGTTCTGTCACCAGTTCTCCAATTACACATTGCAAAGATTGCTAGTTCGCGAGCATATTCAATCGCACGAACTGTTTGAATAATTTCATTTTCAATATAAGCAATTTTTGCGCCAACTACATATCTATCTGCTGCTTCAATAATATTATGATTTGATCCAAATTCTAAATCTCGTGTTAGAGCATTTAAGAAGTGGATAACATCTTGCTTACATTGAACGTCACCATTACTTCCAGAATTTGTTGACGTTGGAGCACTGTATGCTGGATAAATTTTCTGTCCAGCTTCACATTCAATTAGCAAATCTGCTAGTCTTACAATATCATCATTTGCTAGAGTTAATGGTTGGTCAGTTGTTACTACAGCAACACCAGTATTTGAAGTGTCGTATACAAAATTAGTAACGTTAGCTACAGCACCAGTAGATGAAGTTACAGTACCGCCACTAACCCAAGTATTTACATGATCTAATGTTCCGAGATATATGCTGAAAGAACTACCACCAACAGATAGAGAATTTGATTCAGATCTTACAAACGTGTGAACAGACTGTGGTAGATGTTTTACTGCATTGGATGCTGAACCAGAAAAACTATGTATTGATTGTGGTTCATGTTTGATAGCATTTGCTGATGCACTTATAAAAGTATGAGCAGAAGTGTCGGAAGAAGTTCCAACGTTGATTGTAAACGTTCCATCTTGGTGGTCAATGCCATTGGCAAGCGCACTGACGAAGGTGTGAGTACCAGTGTAAGAAGAAGATCCTACATTAATATCAAATGTGTTGGTAGTTACATTGCTGATTTCTAACCAGCGACCTGATGGGTAATCATATCCAGCACGAGGATATGATTTTTGAGCAACATTACCATCTAGATCACAAGTGTATGTTAATGTGCCATCATCAATTTTAACATAATCACCGTTAGTAAATCCATGGTTTGAAACAGTTAGTGTTACTACACCAGTTGCTGCGTCATATGGAGCATCAGTTGCTGTATGCTGAGTAGAACCTACAGCAGAAATAGCAATAGACTTACCAGCAAATGGATCTTGTCCAGGACGTGGGTATGTGCTTTGAAGTACGTTTCCATCTAGAGCACATGTAAACGTAAATGAGTTGTCAGCAAGAACAACGCTACGCCCGACCCCAAGACCATGCTGTCCAACAGTGACTGTCATATCACCTGTTACTGGATTATAATTAGCACCAGTTGGTGTGAAATACTTATTGGGACCTGAAATGCCAGCATTAATGGTGATAGTATTTTCAGCAACTGCTGTGATAGGCATAGACCTACCAGCAAAAGGATCAATACCAGGACGTGGATAAGTCTTAACTGACTGATTTCCATCCATGTCACATGTGAAGGACAACGAATTGTCGTCAATAATAATACCTTCACCAACAGATAATGTATGTGGTCCGACTGTTAAAACAAGACTTCCTGTTGCTGGATCATAATTTGCACCAGAGGGTGTAAACTGCTGATCTGGACCAGAAGCACCAACGTTTACAGTAAATGTGTTTGTATCAGATGCAGTGATAGGTAAAGATCTTCCGCTAGCAAATTGATCCGTATCAGGTAATGCGTGTTCTGTTTGATTGCCATCCATCGCACATGTAAATGTGATAGACTGATCAGCAATCCTGATACCATTTCCTACAGATAATCCATGGTTATTTACTGTGAATACAGTATCTCCTGTAGCAGGATTATAAGTTACATTTGTTGGTGTAAATTGAGCAGTTGCTTGTCCGCCAATATCATATACGGAATAGTAATCTCTTTTGAATTGATCATTAATTTTTCCTACTACTTCATCGGCAATAAATTCTCTGTTGTTGCGGATGAATGTAACAGCATCTTGATACCTTCTTTCGACAGGCGTTGCGGTTGCGAATGTGTTTGGTGAGTTGAGGAGCGATAATGTAACACTTCTCGTGAAAGTTTTTGCAACTGCTGTTTGTCCTGGTTGAATATTATTGTCAACGATAGCAGGAAATTTTTTGGGAATTACAAATCTTCTAGCACGACCATCAGCATCTTCTAGAACTTTATAAATTCTCTGTTTACCGTTCAATGCAGATAGATCTGGATTGGAAGTTGGCATTCCAGAGATTACAATTTCCTCACCTTCTTTTAATTCGTGAGTATTGCTTCTACCTACAAGTTCGCTTGTGTAGAAGACAACACCACCAATATCTTCAGAATTTCCAAATGTTTCAAATTGGAAACCGTTTTGTGTAATAGATGGATCTCCTTGCTTCGAGAAATCTAATCTAATAATAGGATACGAAGCTTCAAAATCTTCGTTGACTGATACAACTTCGCCTTCAGCTCTAATTGAAATTAGTGAAGTAGAATTGAAAGTTTCAATTTGTGGTGTTGCTTGGTTAATATTAACACTAATCGCAGCAGTGCTATTCCATTCAGGAGCTCCTAGTATACCAAAAAATCTAATATCCCAATAAGTTGGAGTATCAATATCATCTGGTGTAATTGAAGCAATTTGATAATAACCTTGCGTAAAGACAGCATCGTTAGTATCATCCACGAACACATATGTGCCAGCTGGAATTATAGATGACGGATCTGAAGTAGATCTGAGTTTGTTCTCTCCAGAAGCAGCAGTAATAGTTAATCCACTAATTGCCGCACCAGTTCCAGCAGATGTGATATAGGAAAATTGTTCGCCTTGAACAAAAGAACCACTTTTTAGTTCTACATCAGCTGATCCAGAAATATATGCGCTAGCGCCAGTTGTTTCCTCAAACCTAACGTCAATAATATTTGCTCTTGAACCAGTATTTAAACCAACTACATCCAATCCATTAGCAAGAGTTGATAATCCTGTGTTACCAGTAAAATCAACACGGAATTGATCTGGACCAAAAACTTGATGACCAATTGGAAACTTTACACCAATATCACCATTTACTTCTTTATCGACAAGAATTCTTTGCTTGTCGTCAAAGACCATAGCATAATCCCAAGTAGCAACAGCATCGCCATTAGCATCAATTTTGTCTCTATAAGTAACACCAGTGACATAGTTTTTATCACCGAACTTAAAGATGTGTTTGCCAGGATTGTTTGGTCTTATAATAACCAAACGAAGGTTATCACCAACAACCGATGCGTCTGGTGGTAGTGAGATGGGATTGTCTTCTACATAATCACCACCAGAAACAATTAACGTTTCTTTGACACCAGGAGTAGACCATGCAATTTGTGCTGCCTTCTTAATGGTTCTAACAGGAGCAACAGCAGAACGACCATCATTTAGATCGGAACCAATTTGTTCTGAAACATAAACACGACCACCAACGTCATTTGTTGCTAGGTTAAGTACATATTCAGTAGTAGCAATTTTGTCGGATCTATCTCCTAGAAGAGGAGTAATAGAACGAGGATATACACCTGCGTCTCCGGTATCATTATATCTAAATTCTTCTTCATTAATTACACGAAAACCAACATGCTTGAAGTTAACTTCGCCATTTGCAACAATACCATCAACATGCTCTGGACCGCTAGGTCCAGTTTCTCCAGCATTTAGTGCCTGATAAACATTTGAACCAAAATATCTAAATGAATTTTCCTGAAGAATAATATTTGGTGCCCATAAAGTACCAGTATTATTTTGATATGTTTTTAAGTTGGGCGCTCTAAAATTTGTATCTGGAGTGATAAAGTTGTCAATATCTAGGTTTAGAATTCTCGCCGTATCTGAAATGATAGACGTGGAAGTTCTAATAGCACCATTAATATCAAGTTCAAAGTCAACGGTATCAAGTGCGGATGTTGCTGCAGCACCAGAACCATTACCACCACTAATAACAACTTGAGGAGCAGTACTATAACCACTACCTGGGTTATTAACTGCAATGTTAATAACACGACCGTTGAAAATAAAGGCAGATGCTAAAGCTTGTGTGCCACCTTCGGGGGGTGCTGTGAGTTCTACTAATGGTGCGGCGGTATACCCAGAACCGGACTCGGTAATTGTGATAGTATTAACTCTTTGTCCAGTTCTGTTAATACCAACACGAGGTAAATCCGTTTCGGAATCTAGTTGAGTTCTTAAAATTTCTTTTTCAGATGATCCAGTACCACCTCTAATAGTGAGTTCATTATCACCAATAAGTTTTGGATTAACGCCTCTAATTTTTTCTTTATCTGAATTGATATGAAAACTCATGGTGCGTGCGCTCGTTCATCTTTCCTAGTTATTATTTAGCGAATTACGACCATGCGATAGATACAACATCTGTCATAGCAATCCATTTAATATTTGATGTTGTTCCTGCTCTTGTAGTATTATATGTGAAATTATTTACCGACCCTAAAGGAACAACATCCCAAGTTTCTCCTTCGGGAATATCATCTTTTATAGTTGTCTCTAAAGTTGACGAAATAGATACTGCACCGGATCCATTACAAAATACAGCACTTTCTAATTTTTTTGCGAATAATGTTCCGTTGGGATTTACAGCAATAATCTGACCAGTAATAAAATTTATCGTGTTATTTTCAATATTGATTAATGTTCCAACATCATCTAATTGCAAGGAACCACTGTTAGCTCCACGTAAAATATATTTTACTGATTTGGAATCGGCATAAAAAGAATTTTTTATTTCTAAAGAATTTAATTCTTTAGCATTTTTATCTTTATCAATTATTGTTGTTTGATCAATAGAAAATCCACCAAGTGAATCAAACTCTCTTAAATTAACAGGCATTTTACTTGAGGGCGTGTGTGACTACAGTAAATTCTACGGAACTACCAACTAAATGATCATTGGTTAAAGTTACAGTTGCACGTACTTCATTTTCATCAGTAAAATCAAATGTAGTTGTGAAACCATCCTGAGAACTATTTAGACCACCGTATTCGTTATTGTAAATGTCGGTAGTGCTTTTATTGATAATTCCATATTCCATCATCGACTTATTTCCTGTTGCAGTATTCTTTGAAAGAATTGTACAACGGCAACCATTAGCAGTAACTGTACTGTAAAGAACAGCACTTCCAATTTCAGATGAACCTTTGACTAAAGTAATTTTTTTAGTTGAAATTATATAATCTGCTAATTCAAATTCTTTTAGTTCAGAATCAAAAATTTTAACACCATCATACACTCCAGTACCAAATCCAATATTATAAAAAATATCACCAGTGTCTTGGAATCTTAAAATTGGATCGACATTTAATCCAGATGATAGACCTAACTCTAATGCTGGTTTATTACTATGAATAAATGTTTTTGTCGTATCAGTGTTATCAATAGTTGTTGATGCATTATCAAGTGTTAGAAGAGATGAAGTTAGTTCAAACTCATTACTGGTTACAGATCTGATAGTATCAACTGTGTCAAAATCAAGTGCTGTTGCTGTGAGTCTTAACGTATTGTTATTGTCATTATAAAAATATAAAATATTTTCATTTGATCCTGGAGAAAGTTCTGGTATAATATAAGTATTCTGATCAACGTCTTTGACGCCACCAAGAGAACCCCAGTTGACTCCATCATAACCTTCAAACTGAAGAGCAGATGTATTGAAACGAACAGAACCCTGATCAGGTGATCCCCTATCAGCATCCGCTCCAGATGGAAGAACCAGTGTTGTATTAGTATCAATTTTTACTTTTTTGCCACTGTTTGGCGCTATTAAAATATCACTGATAACAGAAGAGATTATATTTTCTGAAAGTTTTAAGTCATTGTTAATGACAATAGGACTAGAACCTGTTGGATCAATTCTAACCTCTTCAATATCTTCAAATACAATAGGTGCTACAGCTAATTGACTATAAACTAGTGTGGCATTGCCATTTAAAAAATTGCTTCCTGATATATCAACTGGAGGTGATCCTGGTCCGCCTGTAGTACCGTCTACAATAACTTCGTATAAGTTGTTCTTCCACTTTAAATAATCTCCAGCAACAACAGGAGTATTTGCATTCCAGTTAACAAAATTTGGCGCTGACGTATTAACAGAACTTTGCTTCTTCACATTCACAAATTCTAAAGAATTTGGTGTAACGTTTATAGTGTTAATATCATCATTAATAAAATATAAAGTATTGTCGTTTGCGCCAACAGTTTCTTCTGCTTTAATATAGGTGTTACCGTCTTGGTCTCTAACACCTCCAAGAGAAGACCATGCAGTTGTTGTTGCGTTATAACCTTCATACTGCTGACTTTCTGTATTGAATCGGATCGATCCATTTTCAGCTAATAATGTTGGTCTCTCTGCTGTAGTACCAAAAGGAATATTTAAAGATGTAGTTGTTGGAATTTTTACTACTTGATCTACTGCTGGTATAATATTAATATCAAAACCAGCTTTTGATGAAATCGTATCTTCTTCTAAATGTAATTTTTCGTTAAATTCTGCGTAAGAAGATGTTTTAAAATATCCAGCACTATCGATGTTACCATCAGTATCGATAGTAATTTTATCTTTAAACGCAATATCTGTGGAAGTTATAATTAAAGAATCTATAGCAGTAATTGTAACATCTGTAGCAGAAGTAATTTCTGGTACATTAATATCTGTTGCTATGATGCTATCGGCAGTTAAAGTTCCGGTGAGAGTTTGATCTACTGTATTAACTTGAGAACTTACTAGTGTAGGAATTGATACAGTTGAATTTTCTACATCTGTGTTGAAAATATTTGATGATGTTACGCTAATTACATTAAGTAATAAACCAGAACCAAATGTTCTTGGATTGTTAGCATCAATAGTAATTGATGCTTCTTGGTTATCTACCCCACCCATGTTTTGGTGGTTAGTACAATAATAATATAATGGACTAGGGGTATTTTCTGTAACACTAATAGTTAAATCTGTTCCTACTCTAGTTACACCTTCTGTATATTCACCGCCTGTAAAGGTTGCGCTAATTGCTCCAGTAACTGTGGCATTTCCCGATAATGTAATTTGAGTTGGTCCATCTACACTAACAACAATTAAAGAATCTGGAATAGATCCAGCACCTTCAGTAGTCACTAGCATTCCTGCTAAAATACCTGTAGTGGAATTTAGCGTCATAACTGGAGATGCTGCAGTTACTGACCCAGTTACCGCAGATACTAAACTTGGGGAATATATTCCATCTCTAAATGCACTTAATGTAAATGGGTGATCAGATGGATATGAAATTACAATCGTATCTCCAACATAAAAAGTTAGATTTGGTGTTGTAACTCCACCAATTTGATATCTATTTTCAGAAGTGGCAGCACTGATTGGATACGCATTTGAACCATCTTTTACCAAACTTGTGGATTGAAATTGTCCACCATCAGCAACAACTATAGAAGTAATATTTGAACCATCGTCAATAACTGACAATACATCAACTAATGTTCCGTCACTTGATACACTTGTTACAGTTGCTACAGTATTTCCACTGGCACCAATAGAAGCGCCACTAAATGTTACCGTATCATTTGCCTGGTAATTGTATCCTCCATCATCTGGGGTTATAGTAGCAGAGATTACTTCACCATTTTCGTCAAAAGAAATATCAAATAATCCTCCAACACCATTTCCTGATGTTGAAGTTGGTGATATATTTGATAGTGAACTATCAGCAGTTCCTCCAGTAGAAGCAGTTGTAACTTCTGTATCTCCAATTACTCCTCCTTGTATTTGAACTTGATCTGATGTAGTTAACGCACCGAGAGAAATTGCTGGATTGAAAGTTAATGATTCTACCGAAACACTAGTTGCAGTATAACTAATATTTTGAATTAAGTTTGCTGGATTTGTAGATAAAATATCACCTACAGCATATCCAACTCCACCATCTGTTATAGTAACTGAGCTAACAGATCCTAACGATGAAATCGTATATACAAGATTTGGTGATGGTTGTCCATACGGGGGAGTTATAGTTACTGTAATGGATCCAGCAGTTGTTGGAGTATCAGATAAAGTTAAAATGTAATCTCCACTGTCTCCATCAATACTTAAGCTAATTGTTGTATTAGCAGCAAGAACAGCAGTTCCACCAGTTTTTGTTATAGTAGAACCGCCAACAAATTGATTATATTGTGCTTCTGTTATAACAATTATAGTAGATGGTTCTCCTTCTTCGGTAGCAATTGTTAATGAAACCCCAGTTACTTCTGTCTTAAGACTGAGAGTTTCTCCTACCAGATATCCACTTCCTTTAGAAGAGAAAACTAGAGTACTTGTGTCAATACTACTCGGATTATTTGAAATAACAAATGTTGCTCCACTTCCTCCACTTGTTTGAGTGATGTCATTTTCATCAATATATGACATCGTGCTGTTATCTGGAGAGAGCACATCTCCATTTAAATATCCAGAACCAGATTGTGAAATTGTAATTTCCGTGACAGATCCTGAACTGTCTACAACTACGGTTGCTACAGCTCCTGAACCATTTCCTCCAGTAAGACTTACATCATCATAACTATTTTCTTCATATCCGCTTCCGGCATTACTTACAGATCCTTCAATATTTGGAACTGTGAAATTAATTGATGTAGAGTTTTCTGGAGCAGACCCACCAGTAAGTGTAGCACCAAAATACTGACCAGATGTTAATCCCGAAGCGTTTGTAGTTACTGAACCCAAAAATGCTTCTACTACAATTGTAGATTCTGATCCACTACCACTGCCACCAGAAAGAGGAACTTCTGTATATGATCCTGCTCCGTACCCACTTCCTGCAGTAGAAATTTGAGTTCCTGTAGTATCTAATTCATTTTTAATGACATATAAGTCATTATACGCACTAACTTGAGAACTTGAATATTCAAAGATCTTTCTTGATCCAGAAACAAAAGAAAGAATATTTAAATCTGACTTAAATAAACCAAGAGAATTATCGCTTATAAAAGATAATGATGGTATATTTTTAGATCCATCTCCAAGTTTTAAATTTCCTGTGGATAAATCGGAACCACCAGCGGCAATGTTGAATACTTGAGATCCAATATCATTAATTTTATTCCTTTGTTGTTCAAAGGTATCTGTTCTAGCGACATTAATTGCTGGCATTTTTTATTAGCTCTCTAAGTAGGGATTTGATTTCAGAGACTTCATCCTTCAACATATTTATGTCTTCTAACGCGGAACCAAGGTGTTTTGATTTGCGTCTAGATTCTATGGCAGAATCGTCCAAACTGATGATGGCACCTGTGGTCTCATCTCTGACGAGACCATCATGACCTTCTACTTTAATATAACTCATATGCGGAAATTAGAATGCTGCTACTGCTCGAATGTCTTGAATCTTGGGAACAAATGATGGATCGACTCCTTTCATAATAATTTTAACCGCAAAGGATGAGAACTCTGGGAGATTTGACACACTGTAAGTAATATCCTGATAAGATGATTGTTTTTCTACTATCGAAGAAATTGTATTTTCTGGAGTAGCAATCACTAGTGAATCTGGAGATCCATCTTCATTAAAGTATGTCCAATTAACATCTTCAAAGTTTTCTTGACTCGAAGATTTTTTAAATTTGTAAAGAACTTGAACATCATTAATATCCTTAGAATTTAATGTCAAGTGAACATCAATAGCAGTTGCTGGATTGTTAATTACAACTTCCTTTGTAACATATTTTGCTACAGTAGAACTGTTCTTAGAAGTATTGTCGGAAACATATGTTATTCCGTTGGCATAAGTTATTGCTTTAATTTCCAAGAATCTTGCTTCATCATCTACTTGATTCGGATACTTCAAGAAGTCTCCTACTCTAAAGATATCGGCAAGTTGATCATTCACATCAGAATTTCTATTGAATATTAAATTGTCAGTAATTCTTCCTGTGAAATCATCTGCTAGTGGTTGTGTGTCGTTTCTAACTTCTAGTTTCTGAGTCTTGTTATTCCAAATAACCGCACTTCCAGTAATAATATTATCATACGATTCTAGAATTACGGATGGATTTCTTGCAACCATAGTTGCTGAATCTGGAATATCAAGGAATACTTCAACTGGGTTTGTAGAAATAGTAGCAGCTGGTACAACTACACCATTAACAGTTTCAATTAACGTTGGTTGATTTCCTAACGTAACTCTTTCTCCTCTCTTGAAGAACTGACTTGTCTTGAGTCTCACCCAAACTGTAGAACCTTCAACTTTAGCAATAGTGCCAACTGCTTTTGAAGTATATCCTTCAATAGCTTGATTGTTTTGGATTTGACTGCCACTAGTATTTCCTATATTAAACTTATAGATCGGGTAGAACTCAATAATTTGATCTCTTCTTCCATATCTATCTTCTTGTCCAGTAGCAGATTCGATTCTGTTTGATACAGTTTTGACACTTGCCGTAGAAAGATCAACTACTGGAGAAAGATAAGAAACGGTAGATGAAAGAGATAACTTATACGTTAATGAAGTAACATTATTCAATGTTTCATTAATATCAGAAGCAATAAACTTTTGATTTGTAAAATAATGTGGTTCATTCAAAAATGTCTTTTCATAATCTGTTTGGGAATATGATGTATAATTATTGGTCAGGGAATCCACAGGAACAACATTTGTTGTTTTAATCGAAGAACTCAACTTAGTTCCACTAAATGATAAACATTGAATTTGTGGATATAAAATTTCATATTTTCTATTGTAAGTAGCATACACTACTTCACCACCACCTTCAATGTTTCCAGAAGCAGCAATATTTGATGTGATATTATAAGTGTCAATTCCACTATTTGTAATTTGGAATAACTTGCTATTTAAAACATCAGAAGTTACACCGCCAGTTTCGACAGCACCTTTGAAGAAAACATAAGAAGATCCAGAAGTTTCAAATCCATTATCTCTATGTGATACTTGAATAATGTTGTTGTTGTTTCTAAAGAGTTTTGAAGTCGCGTTTGTGTTAGATGTAGCGTTAGTATTGAATGGGTTCTTGGCCAACAATTCGTAACCTAAAGATTCATTTGTTAATATCAACTCTGCAGTTTTAGCGATATTAAATTCTGCTCTGTATAGAGTAAATTTGACATCTTCAAAATTATCTTCTGTCCAGTTATCTACATTTTGTGATCTGTATACTGAACCGAGAGAAGGTTGTGTCGTAATAACAGTACTTGTGGCGACATCAACTTCCCCAAGTCTAGATACCCAAAGTTCATAATCAGTTGAGTCAGTTTCAATTGCCATAGCATACTCGGTATCATTCTGTAGATATACCGGATGCTCAAATTCAAAATGTGATGGAACAGTAGAATCTGTGAGACCGCTCTGGTCCACTGCTACGCCCATTCTAACAGCAGGACTATCAATCTCTATCTCAGTTTCAATTGTCGCTCCTCCAGCGCCGTTACCGATGCCTTTGATGACTACAGATGGTGGTTCTGTATATCCAAATCCATTCAAACTAATTTCTGTATTATAAAGTTTGCCATCGGATACCTCCACACCAGCAGTAGCAACAGATCCACCAGGAAGTTGTGGACTTTCAATAGTTAAAATTGCGTTGGTGTAATTTTGACCAGTAGATGTAATTCTAATATTTGAAACCTTGCCACTATCTTTAGCAACAGTCAGAACGCCAGATTCTCCCTCAGTGTTGTTTCTGAGAGTTACTGACGGAACTGAAAGTTGCTCGTTTTGATTAAACGAACGACCATTATGGTTACTTAAAACGAGAGTATATACTTGCTCATTTGTTAATAAGAATCTACCAGAAGAAGATGGAACTAAATCAACACCATTCTTGTCAATAATTTTTTCAACTGGACCACTTGCAGCAGAAGTAGTTCCCGTTACATTTTCACCTTTAGTAATATAAACATTTCCATTTGTGAAAAATTTGATATACGTAAATGGAGATAGGATTTTTTCTGTTCCAGGAATAATATTTTTACCTGGTTTGTCCGAATCTACATTAGTTAAGTATACTTTGACAGGAACCTTATTGCTTTTTTTGCTGAAGTAAAGATCGATACCTGTGGTAAATACTCCACCATCATAGTTTTCAATTTTAAACGTTTGAGCAAGTGGATTTGGTCTTACTGGATTGTCGGTATTGCTATCAACAAACTGAACACCTTCATTTGCCTTAAAGAAAGATGGTTTAGTGGAAATAACACTGACAGGATTTTCTGGTAGAATACCAGTAGCATAGTACTTAACTTCAGCATACGTAGATACTGTTAGTTTATCAGCATCGCTATCGCTCGAAGTAAATCTAAACGTTTTAACTCCTGTTGTAACTCTTATTTCTTCAGATTCTGTATCGTAATCAACCGTATCAACATCGCCACTCCATGTAGCATTTTGTCTAGGAGCAAAACCTGCAGGTAATAAAATTAATCCACTAGCATTGCCGTCATTGTCTGTGGTTACAGTGCCATTAAAAGCTGACAATGAATTACCAGCGATGCCAGTAAATCTAAGATCTGGATTTACCCAACGACTAATATCTCTACCCTCTAAGAATACCGAAATATTGGTATTTGGTTTTAGTCTGCTAATTACAAACTTAACTGGTTGACTTCTGGCAAAGAATTGTAATGATGTGGATACAGAGTTACCTCTAACAATAGAAGATTGTACTCCTTTAGCAACATCATTGTTCTGTGGACTAATGTTTGAAGAACTTGAAATAGAAGCATTACTTACAGAAGACTGAGATTCCAAGGAATTAATCTGTCCCAGAGAATTAATAGATGTAAATGACGGAGAAGATCCGACCCAGTTAACAACAAAAGAATTGTATAAACTTGAGAAACTTTCTCTTACATCTTGCTTGGCAATAAAAATTTTATACAGATCAGTATTTGTGTCTACCACGAGGGGTTCTACTGATTGATCATACCATTGATCAATATTTGGAGATACAGTAGCATCACCAACATATTGTAAAACAACAAATGGGTTTGGATTTAGTGTTTTTGAAGCAAAACTATTACCCAATAAATTTAAACTGGTATAAGGTAGTGTAATAATATCACCAGATTTTTTATAACCAGAAACAAATCTTTGATCTTCTCTAGTATTAACTTCTTTTAGGAAAAGAGAATCTTCTTTAGATTGTGGACGCAAGACTGATTGTTGTGAATCAACAGCACATTGATAATCAAGCGATATAAGATTTCCTGACTTGTGAGATTCAAAATTATCAACTAAGAAACCTGATTTAAATCTGTCTAAACCTATTTCATCTTTTACTTGCATGTTTAGAGCTTGCTGCTCTAGAATGCTTAGTGTGGTATAATACTCAAGACGCTCAATACGCTTCTCTAGTTTGCCGATGTCACGCATCGTATAGCGGCGATTATCAACAGAAGTAATTCTTACATCTTTGCTAGTTTGCGTAAATGCGGGAATGTAAGCATAAAATAAAGCAATCGCATCATCAATTGGATCTGGTTTGGTTGGATTCAGTGAAGAATTTCCTTCTTTTACAATAAAGTTTCCATTTTTGTTTAAGAAAATTCCATCAATTCTATCAAGATACTGTACTTGACTAAAAGACATTGTATATTCTAAACCAAGATCTGGAGCTGGTGTAGCAGCAATTACAGATCCTACTCCGGCAAACTTACCTATACTTTCAGAAAGAGAAGACTGATCTTGGAAACCAGCAATAAATGATGTAGAATCAACTTTAGGTCTGAAGTCTAACAAATTTTTCAGATTTACAATGCCATATACAGAAGAATTAAAAGAAGGAATAAGATCTTCAGTTACACCTGCTTCATGAATATAACTATCAATTGTACAGAAATCTCCTTGTGATTGTTCAAAGTAATCGAAAGCAATTACAAGTTGACCTGTAGTTTGTTCTTTACCTGGTTTTAATACAATACGAGAAACATCATATACAGTATCTCTCTGACCATTGTCAAACGTAAATCTATCAGTTACATCTATTCCAGAAATTAATTTTCCTGAAGTGTCAACAGTTGGTGGTTGTGTTGCACTACCTTCGTAGACATATTTTAGTTTGTAGGCATCTGAATACGAAATAGTTTCGACAACATCACTATCGTAATTGGTTCCTCTAAACGGGATTACACGATCTCCAGAAGAAGTAACAACAATTCTTCTATTTTCGATAGAAGTTTTTAATCTAGGTTTAGCATTTGAAACTTCTAAAGTTGCGGATAGTTTTAATTTAGGGAATGTGCCATTTACTGGAATAGTTCCAAAGTATGTTGTCGGTAGATTGAGACTAATACTACCAGATGTCAGTCCACTTGCTGTATCAGTTGCAGAACTAATGTCTACAGAATCTACATCAACGTAAACGATATCACCTTTACTAATATTTGGAGCATCACCTGGATCTAATACTGTAATAATATAATTCTCTTCAGTAAAAGTAGCAAACCTTTGTGTGCCAAATGGCAACTGAGCAGCAAAGGTAATTGTGCCACCAGAAGTAGACGCTGTAGTTACAAAATCTCTACGGAAAAAATACTTGATATTTGTTTGTTCTGGTGTGCTAGAAACTTTTTTAATTTGATTGCTTCCTGTTGGGAATAGTAAAGTTCCTAAGTTAGCATTTTCCACCCTTGGACGTAATCTAACAATACTAGTATTAGTTACATTGCCGGGAAGAACCGTGTCCATGTATACTCTAGACTTAGCAGATCCTTGTCTTTGAGTAGCATATTGTACAACAGCACGAACTAATGTATTGCTCTCATCAGAAAACTGAATAACATCTCCTTGCTGTAGTAAAATACTTGCATCAGCATTAAAACTAGTAGATTCTATAAAGTTGTAACCTTTAGAACCGAAGAAAGTAAAATCGGTTACTGATTTAATTTCAGCATATGATTGATCATCTGTAACTAAGTCTGCGGTAAAAATATTAGCATTACCAGATCCATATTGTGATGTTACAGATTTTACATTTTGTGGTGTATAAGTTGTTACAGCATTTCTAGTTAAGACAGGTAGAATAACAGCACTAACACTAGGGTTAGCAGCTCCTTCTGGTTGCTTAACAGACACTGATGGTGGTTGAGAATACTCTATAGATAGAGCAGACTTATTATTAATTTGAATTGTGTAGAACGAACCGTTTGTTAAACGCATCAATTCTGCTGCAGCAGCATCGTATTCTACGCCATTAATAACAATAGTAGAACCATCAGCATATCCAAGACCACGATTAACTACAATAAATTTAGAAATTGTGTTATCTGTAGCAATTTTATTTGTAACCCCAGATTCATCTCTGATGGATTCTCCTGAAGTAAATTTGCCGGAAAGAGTTTTTACGAATAAGATATTGCCAATTGAATATGTTCCAGAAGGTGCTCCTTCAACAACTCCATAAGCACCACTAGTTAATCCAACAACATACTTACCAATTCCAAAACTATTATTTTGTGGAGTAGTTTCTAGTAGTAATTTTGTATAAAATTCAGGATCAAAGTAAGAAAGACCAAAAATAGCATTGTATGTATCACCACCTTCTGCTAATTTTCCTTTAGATAAAATAATATCAGAATCTGAATTAAAACCAAGACCTCTATTCTTGAGGAAATAGTTGCTTGGTTTTGCTCTACCAACTAAAGGTGTGATAGTTTCACTATAGTCGATGATATATCCCAATTCATTGTTATCAGTCGCAGCATCTGCTGCTGATAAGAATAGATTTCTTTGGTAGTTATTGTCTCCTGGATCATATTCCAACATCAATAATTCAATGTCTTCTTTCTCTCCAACTACTGTCAATTCTAAGAACAGAACAGACTCATTAGAATTAAGTAATGGTTTGTTTACTTTAGCAAAAGATAAAGACTTTAATGTTCCTGTTGTAAGGGCATTACCAGAATCATCTCTAGTTTTAATAAAATACAAATCTGCTAAATTAGCAAATGTGCCATCTGTAATTGATGCTAAAGTAGTAGTGGTATTTGTTACATTAATAGTAATTGTTTTAATACCGTCATTACTTGATAATGTGGTTCCTCTTTTGTTTAAGGTTTGTCTATGGTCTGTAGATTTTTCTGTTCCATTAAGACCGATAGATCCATCATTATAAGTAGCAAACAAATTAACATATGGATATGCTGTTAGATCTCCGCCTTCCTTGTTTAAGGGAACACTTCCATATGTGTTGGTAATATTAAACGTTGGGAGTCCTTTAGTTTTTAGTGTGACGTTATCACTTGAGAGTGATTCTCTTGCTTTACTAATTTCTAAATATTTTGTCTCTTTATTGACAATTTCGTATCCTCTAATATATGCTTTACCTGGTCCAATACCAGCAAGCATCTTTCTGCTTGCTTCTGACTCGGTTAATCCATTATATGATCCAAATTCATCAACTTTATAGACACCGCCATTTTTATCTTTCTGAGCATATTCTCTAATGTCTACAGAAAAATTGTTGACAATATAATCGCCACTTTCATCAAAAGTTCTTCTAGCAAGCGTCTGCTCAATCAAACTATAGTTTGTGGGAGATACTTTTTTCTGTACTAATCCTTTGTATACTGTAATAAGTTGAATAAAATTCTTATCTGTTGCTTCAGATAGTTTGAATTTTTTTATAGTTAAACTGATCTTAAGTCTATGTGCTCCAGGAGCAGAATAGTTTGCAGATCCAATAGAATTGTCATATAGAGATGCATCTTCTTCTGGAGTAACAACTTCTTCAACGATAGTAAATCCAACCTTTGCCGATGGATTGTTGTAATAGTCGTCTATTACTAAAAGTTGCTTTTCATTTCTGACAAAATATCCATTCACAAAATAGATGCCTTCTTCCACTTTTACTGCAGAAGCATACCCCATGGCAGGGCTTTCTAGTGGAGTAGATTCATCTGTATCTGGATTTATAATTTGGATACTAGTTGGAAGAACACTTCCATCGGTTCCAACGACTAGCAATGGAGTATTAACACCGTCTACTACTTCAAGCGTTTCTCCTTGACGAAATGTACTATCTAAATTGGAATTACCACTACTTAGATAATTTACATATACTGTATCGGCAGTAGAATCTGTTGCTAACTTTGTTTCTAAAACATTAGCAACAACTCCAGAACTCAAACCTCGGATTTGTGATCCAATAAGTTGACTAATATCATATTTTTTATATACGATATTATTATTGCCATCATTGATAGCAACTTCTGATACAGAAGACAACTTTACATAATCTAGTTTAGTGTTAAGACCAACTTCTCCAGGGACAACTAAGTCTCCTTGTTTGAAAGCGTACTTACCAAAACTTTCAACCTGATTCTGTAGAATAGATTGTATTTGTGTTAATTCTCTAGTCTGGATAGAATACCCAGGACGGAAAAGAATCTTATAGAAATTCTTGCTCGCGTCGAAGTCCTCGTAATAAGGATTTACATTAAGGTTTGTCTTCTGTGGCATCGTTTTCCGCCAAATACTAGCATTCTTTGTCCTTAGTATTTATAGAGATAAAAAAAATCCCCTGAGATATCTCAGAGGATTTGAAGTTATTTATTTGTGATCAGAATTCGATAACCAACTTGATATCTTCAATCTGGTCAGGAGCACGGGTGATCAAACGACGATTTTCTTGGTAAATGATATCGCCAGAGTTGTTTTCAATTTCAGGAGCAGCAAGACCAGATGTGAAAGCAACACCTAGAAGTGTGCTTGCGTATGTTGTATCAACATTACCTGCCGCTGCTGATAGAACACCGGAAATAGCGTTTGATCCATTGCTCTCAAATGCTCTTACAACACCCTGATCTGTGTGGGCATCATTTGTTTGGATATACTTAAGAACACCTGCTGTGGAAGAACCACTATCTAGTGTCCAAGAAACTACAGTTCCTCTCGCAGTACCATCTGTTACCGTTTGAGAGATCTGCTCATCAGGAATGAAATCTGCGGTAGCACCAGTAATTTTAACTGATCTTAGACCACTAAGAGTGTCTGCAGTTGAGAACGTAGTAGTTCCCCAGTTGTATGGATCCTTAATGATTCCAATACGACGGAAGTCGTTATCAACAGGGAAGTCACCAGAACCTTCTGCGTAAGTTAGACGAATATTCGTCATGACGCGCTTACCATTGAGTTCTAGCTCGTGGTCAAAACCATGACCGCCTTGTGGAGGCATTACAACTTCGATAGCACCAACACCATTTGCAGGTGTCGCAACTCCTGTAGTTAAACCAGCATCAGAGAAGAGGTTGCCATTTCCTAAAAGAACGTTAGCATATGTATAACCTGATCCTCTTGCTTGGACACTAGCAGAAGTAATAGTGCCGGAACCGTCTGTAGCAAACTCAATTACTCCACCAGTTCCATCACCCTTGATGCTAGTGAATAGTGTTTGTGAAGCAGGTAGGTTAGCACCACCATCTTCAATAAGAGCAACATCAATTGCTCCGGCAACAGCAGCACCAGTAACAGCAGTACGGGTATTGTTGGCAGGAAGAACGATTGGCATGAAGTCCGAAGAAAGGAATCTTAGAACATCATCGGTTGGCATGGTATACATGTACTTCCAGATGTATCCAGCACCAGATGTCTCGGTATAAAGACCAGTTGCAGAAGCATAGTTACCACCAGCAGTTTTTGGTTCTTCAGTTGCGTTTTGTCCAGTTGGATTCGCAACATTTTCGCCGTTATATAAGCACTTAAATACTTCATAATCCGAGTTCATTAGGTAGAACTTGGCATCAGAGATACTTGTCTGGTTTGTACCTGTTTGCTTACCAACTTGACCACCGCCACCAGGAGTAGCAGAGTAATCAGGTTTCCACATATCAAATTTAGGGTTCGCAACTAAATCCCAATTGTAACGACGGATAACTGTTCTTGCAAAGGCATCAGTAATACGCTTCGCAGCAATGAGTTCGTCATATACAGCAATTTTTTCTCTCTGATTATCTAAAGGAAGAGGCGGAACATCTTCTGTTGCGTAACGATAAACGCCGGATTTTGCTACAGCACCAGTATCGCTAGAACCAGCGTCAGAAGTTTCTTTTAGATCTGAACCAATGGGGGGAACGGAATTTGTGCCGTTGCTGCCAAAAACGTCGGTAAGAAGGAGGGCACTATCATAAACTGCAGCAACGGTGGCACGGAAAGCAGTTGAACCATATGTTCCAACATATACTTCATTTCCGACAGTGAAGTTAGTACTTCCTTTGGAATATACTTCTAGATATGCTTTCCATGCTTGAGGACGCCCAACAAAGAAATACATTCTTGTGCGCTCGGCACTTGTTTCACTGGGTCCTTCTGTCAAGGATTCCAGGAATTGCTTCGCGTTAAAAATACGAAACTTATCAGAGATAATAGCAGCCATTGGTTTTCTGTTCCGACGTAGGGTTTGTGCCTGAGTTATTTATATTTATACCGTTATTTATGAAATTGTAAACGGAACCAATTCTTCAGCAGAATTGATTGAATTTGGTCCACTATAGAGAGTACAACCATCAAATTGGGTTTCTGTTTTACTTGTGTATTGGATTACAGTTCCTCCACTAGTAAACAAATATCCATTATTCGGGAAGTATGTTGTATCTTGTACAACAATTGAACCACCAATAGTTCCATTAGAAGAACTAATAGCAACTGGGTTTTGAATTGATGGAGGCATTAGAGTAAACTTATCGCCCACTAAAGTATAACTAGAATTTCCGCGTTCGGCAAAATCGTTTACTGTCAATGATGGATAATAACTAGTCAATTCTAAGATACTTAAACTAGAAACATTACATGCTCCATCATCAAATAAACCATCAAAATGTTTAATTGTGTGACCAAGATTTGTTTTTGTGTAGTTACCTACATATCCCGTATCTTCTCCAAATGTCCTGTTTGATATTAAGATCTCTGTGGTATTTCGCTGTGTAACATAATATCTACCATTGATATCAATTAAATCAACTTCCCCAATTCTTGTTTTAATTGGATCAACGACAAAAACACTTTCCTCGTATCCATCGACTGCTCCACTTGGAGGAGTGATGAGTAATACCTGCAACTCTTGCTTGGTTATATCAAGTTCTGATTGAACAGTTTGAATTGTATTTTTGAAGTTTGTTTGTCTGACTGATGTAGTAAATGACTGAATATTACTAGATGGTGTTTCTAGTTTGTAATTTACAACGGTTTCTACACTCGAAATAGATGCGACATTAAATTGTGGTTGAATATTCGCAATTGATTGTCTAGAAACTTTCTGAACTTTAACTGTTGGTGTTATAATTTGTTTTTGTGATTGACCTGCGGCAAACACTTTAGCACCAGCATTAATTGTAACCAGACTGGATTCAGACTCAACAACAGTGATACCACCATATGTCAAGGATACTGGATCTGGAATCTGTCGTAAGAATGTTCCAGCAATCCACTCTTGAGCAGTAGTATTCTCTTGACCTCTTTCTACATTTAAGAAACGATCATTAATCTTGCGGAAATATCGAACAATTTCTGTTCCAATAAGAAGATATCCATTGGTTTTAAATTTATCTGTATTACCAACATAAATGACGGTATCATTAATAGTTAATGTAGTATCTAAGAACGCACCAACTTCAAAATAATTGATGTTAGTAAGAGCAGTGTTGTTTATAACATTAGCAATACTAGAAGTTATTTCTCTTGCTGCTGATGTTGTCAGTGTGGAAGAAGAATCAATACCAACAATGTATGGAGTACTAATACGAACATTAATTACTGTTCCACCATGGAATGTGTCAACTGGTGCTGCTTGCTGCTCTGTATGGAAAGTAGTTAATACTTCATCAAGTTTTGCAGATAGATCTTCACTGACAGTTTCTTCAGCAGGAGTAATTATATCAATTAATTTGGTATCAATTATCAGAGGACTGTCAACTAAGGTTGAAGTAATAGCTTGAACACTTGCTGCCTGATTACTAATAACATCAATACTGGTAAAGATTACGCTCAGTCCTAAAGACTGCTCTAAATTCATTCTGGCATTGATTAGAGAAACTCCAATATCAGTTTCTTCTAGAACATCATAACGTCTGGCAACAACAACTTTTGGTGCTTTTGTATATCCAGACCCACCTTCGATTAGTTCTACACTAATAACCTGACCTTTACTGACAAGGACCTGTGCCCTGGCTCCACCGCCTTCTCCATTTTCAGGAATAAAATTAATTACTGGCGGAGTATAATATTGATAAGCAGTCGGTTGTGTGATGGGATCATAACTACGTTGATTCCAATCCAAATCTACAACAACACCATTTTCAATTTTAGCAACAATACTAAGACCTTCGCCTCTTGTTATTCCATTATATGCTTGAACTTCAACTTGACCAAAATAACTATTTGATACTTGCTGTTGACTTCTTTGTTCCTTACTTGTTAGTTTTGATGGGAGTTCTTTAATTTTTCTGAACTTATCTTCACCCTCAACTTTTATTAGACTATTGTTTGAAAGACTTATAAATGGATTTTTATATACTTTTCTCCAATAAGTACCACGCCAGTTTTGATCTATTCCTCTAAGAACAGATCTGCCATCATTATCAGTTTCATATACAATTGAAGAACCAGATGAATTTAATCCAACAATGGTATTAATTTCATACTTTCTTGCTATAGAGAAATATACATCTCTTCCCTGAATTAAATCACACTTATAACCAAACACTTTTAAACTTAGAGTTGATCCAGAAACTGTTGGATCACTAACTTGTCCAATTACATTATATGTTCCATCATCGTTAATTTGATAGGCATGAATTGGAGATCCTCTTCTAATACCCATCCATCTATTTCCTAAGAAATCGGAAAGACCTGACGTAATTTCTAAATTAATAACACCATTTAAGTAATATAGATCTGTATTGAAATCAAACAAATTCAGAACTTGTCCAACATCTCTACCATAAAGGTATCTCATGTCAACTTTCATCTGTTCTGTAATTGGAAATTTGAAGAATATATTGGGACCAGATACTGTATACGAATCAATGTTTTTCTGGAGAACCCCATCAATAAACACTAATAAGTAATCTGGTTCTTCAACATTAACAACTGTAAGATCTTCTAAATCAAGAATTAAGAATGGTCCTGTTCGGACATTATTAACCAAATTCTTATCTAGAGTCATTCTCTTATAATTTCCAACCCCAATACCAACAACTTTCTCAACAGCTGTTGCTTCCCCTAATGTTCTGGCACCAGCATATTGATCCCAAATAGGAGCAATATCAAATTTAAGTTTGTTTGGAATTACTGTTCTATCGATATAATATGAATCATCTCCTGGATAATTTGCATTATACTTAGTCTCTTGTAATACAGCATTAATTGATAGTAATAGATTCTCATCTTGTTCTGTAACAACAGAACTTCCATCTTCCCAATATAATTCAAACTCTTTGGTTTCGCCGTCAATATAATCAGGAAGAGTTTTAGTAACTTCTAATTTGTTTAAAACATCGTCTAGGTTATTGTAAAGAGAATTAACAGATGAAATTACATCATTACATTCTTGTGATGGAAGTAATGGATCTGGCAATATATTATAGTTTGAATATGTAAGAGTAGCAGACCAATATCCAGGTTTGTTTGAATTGATGTTCACAATTTCTACTACACCTGTTCCTTTAGCAATGATATCTTTTACGATATCAATCATAGTAGTAATTGTAGATTCAACATCGGCACATACAGGGAATTCTGAGTCTGCAAATACTGTATTATCTGCGTAGGGAGCAATACTAGTAAAAGTTCCACTTGTCAATGTATTCCGCATTGCCAGTATCATGAGATCTCTTAACCTCTCCCATGCTGCAACTGCGGCGGTAACTTCTAATCCAGTCAGATAAGTTAATTCTTCTCCATATGGATATCCGCGATTTGTGTAGTATAGTTGAGCAAATTCAACAATTTTAGCATTTCCACCAAATCTTAAGTGATAAACAATATCATCAATTAAAAATCCTAGATCTCTAGCACACTTTGCTTTGTCTGATACAGGTAGAGCATAGTTAGCATATACAAATTCACTTACCTCTTCCTGTAAATATTCTTTGTTGTTGGCAATTAGGGTTGAAGCATCATAGTAAGTTCCATTATTAATTCCACTGAAGAAGAAAGTTGCGCTATCAGTAGAAGCAAATGATAAAGGTACTTGTAAAATATCATTTGGATTTACTGAATAATCATCACCTGGTTGAACAGCACCAATACTAGATCCTAAAACTTCACTTCCAGAAGAAGATCCACTAAGGAAAGTGGTAGATGAAGATGCTCCACCGGCACCACCAGAGTTTGCTAGTGCTGGTTTTGATAAAGTTACTTGTGTTATGCTATCAATAGAAACAACAATTGTATCTGGACTATATGCTCTACCTGCACTAATCGTCATGCCGATAGCAATATTATTGGTATTGCTAACTGTGACTTCTTTAGAACCTTGAATGAAAACTACAGACTCTTCAACATAATCCCAATTTCGGATTGCCAAATTTGCTAGATTTGTAGCATATTTGAAAATTGATAAAGATTCTGCTGAATTGTTCTTGATATACTCTGAACTGGTAGCAAAAATATTTGCATAGTCTACGAGTTTGCTGTTTCCACCAAATCGAATATCATGTTGGTAGGCATCAAGAATGTAACCAATATCAATGGTATAATCATCTAATTTTGTACTCCAATCCAATGAACTGTAGTATTGCTTACCATAACCAATTGATTCCTCAATAATAAATTTCTTATTTCTATCAATTTGATTGGCAGCATCAATCCATGTTCCACTGCGCTGGAAAATATTTCTTAATTTTCTAAGATAACGAGTATTATACTGACTATCCTTAAAGTAGAAATTTCTTCCAACAAATTTTGTTCCTTTGTATTGAGATGTATCACCAACATTATTTCCTGTTAATTTATTTCCAGGACCTAAAGGAGGTGCGCTAAAAATAATATTATCTCCACTTACAGTATATGCAACTCCTGGTTCTTGTAAAATACCATCAAGAGTAACAATCAAACTTTCTACATTAACTGGAGTAAATGGTACTCCTGTATCGTCTAGTACCTGGAAAGATGTTGTTCCTTGTAACCTACCATCTGTATCAAAATACCCATCAAATGGAGCACTAAGAGTGAATGAGAAAGCACGAGTTTCATTAAAATTAAATTCTGAGGTAGCAGCAGAACCTTGACCATTACGTATTCTTGTGTTTTTAACAGTTTGAATAGTTTGAGTTGTTACTTGCTTTGTGCTTTCAACAGTAATCTTATTTTTATTTGGATCCCATAGTTGAATAATTGAGAAAGTGTCTGCCTTTTTTTCACCAGCAACTGGCATTTCAGATTGAGCAGTTGTTTCAATGTCAACTTGCCCAAATAATTTAAATCCAGCAGGGTGTGTGGTGGATTTGATTAAATCTCTCCACTGTTCAATAGAAGTTTTTGATTTGACAACGTAAGAGTAGTCTTGGTAAAAGAAACTATCAGTTAATTTTTGATTTGCTGCTCCAAGTCTTCCTTTATCTGAAGTATAGTAACCTAAGTTATCATACGAACCTTTAGTTGTTGTGCTGAATGTTGTAATAAATGCTTTCTTGACTATGCCAGAAGCACCAGATATGTAACCATCTACAGAAACATTTTCTCTAATAATACCAACAACTTTTTCAATTTTGATTAAATTTGATCCTTGTCTGTATTCAGAAACTATTGCTCTAGAAACTTCAACTCCATCAATTGTTTGAGTTAAAATTTCTCCTTTCTGATACACTCCATTGAAATTTTTCAATGCCAAAGTATACTTTGAAGTTACTGCTGATGATACAGTTTTATCTAAATGATAACCAGCTCCATTGTTTATGATCCTCACACTTTGAGGAATTCCAATACTTTCACTTTCAGCATACAAACTTACTGCAGATTCAATAATTATAATCTCAGGAGCATATGTGTAACCAACACCGGGATTTTTAACGGTAATTGAGAATAACTTACCATCACGTTGAATTACGTTAAAATCCGCACCGGTTCCATCAGAATTTGTAATAATAACTTTAGGATTTACGTAATTTGATCCAACGATATCGATATTGACACCAGTAATAATATTAGTAAATGTATCAAATAAAACTGTTGCCGATCCTCTATATGGTTCTGAAGGATCGCAACCTAAAATCAATGGAACTTTTTTGTAGTTTTGTCCTAAATTTATTACCTTAACACTGTTGATTTCACCAATAGCAAATTGACCACTAGTGGTATATGAAACAGATCCAGAACCATCCCAAAGAGGAGTACTTAAAACATCGTATACAAAACGATTTCTTGTAACATAGTTAAGTGTCTTTGTTCCTTGTAACGGATCATTGATAACTTGTAAATATGCTCCCTCTGAATTTACAATATTATTTTTGTCAAAATAATAGAAATTAAGGAAATCTGTTCCTACTTTAGTATCATAGTTATTTTGCTCTAAAGCAGGACCAAATCCAAATTTAACTGTTGTTGATGACCCAGAATTACCAGGTAAAATTGTAGTAGCAAGTTTTTCTGTAGTTAATAAATTATAACTCTTACTTGGACTCATATCAAAATATGTTCCAATCAGAGAAGAATGTGAAGTATCAAATACGTAATTATAAAACTCTTGTATATTAATATTTGGATTTGGTGTAAATGTAGTATTGTCTTCAGAAAATTCAAATTTAAAATCAATATCTCCAACAGAAACAATAGATATTAATCTTTGCTGACTGCTTTCATCAAAAAACGATGTGCTTAATGTTATTGCTTCTGCTTCTCTCTTGTCAATACTATAATCAAATACAATAGTAGCATTCTGAGTATCTAAATCATAAGATTGAATATACCCACTGCCATTAGCAGAAGTAATTTTAAAATTATTTGAAAAATTATATCTTGGTTTGTATAAAGAAAGAGACGCTTTATTATAATGATCTACCGCAGTAGTTCCTTCTCTAGATCGAATTACTGTTAATGTATTATTATTGATAGCAGAAATTTCTACGATCTCAGATCCAATGCTTACTAAATCTCCTGTGGCAAATCCTTTTGAGGTTTTAACTTCAATGGTAGTGGAGTTAAATGAGACACCTGCATGATCAACATATAATGCTAATCTAGAAGAACTTAAAGATGCTCCTGATCTTTGTAGTTGATCATCATCTACACCAAGATAATCTCCTCTTTGGTAATCAACACCACCATTTGTAATAGTGATACTATTAACGACTCCAGCATCAGATACTATAATGTCCGCAATAGCACCAGAACCAGAACCTCCTGTAATTGGAATATCGGTATATGTTCCTGCTGTATAATCTGCTCCACCATTTAAATTGGTAAATCTTCCAATACCATTAAAATTAATTGTTGTTGTATTGGACGGTGGTGTAAATGTTACTTGCTGATATAATCTTTTTCTGATATAATATGTTTTAGTTTTGGTAGCATCATCTGGAAATATGTTAATATCAACAGAGTCTCCAATTGCTAATCCATGATCTTCTGTAGTTTCTATTAAGACAACACTTTGATTTACTTCAAATGGTTCTAAGTTATCACTCAAAGAAACTAATGTAACAATTTTAGATCCAGATGTGTTGAAAAGATTATCTGACTGAAGGTAGTAATTGTCATCAACAATCCACACACCAGACAATACTTTGATGGTAACTGTATTCTGCCTACTAGTTCCTTCTAAAATTTCGGCAGTAGCAATAGGTGCGTTGACACCATCAGTTAAACTTAATATAGCACCTTTCGTGTAATTGCTATCTTGGTCTATAGTAAGAATAAAAGTTTTGATATCAGCAGAAAAAGTTCCGGTGTTATTAAAAGTTCCTATAACATTTTTAAGTACAATCAAGTTATCGTTGGTAACAGTTCCTACGATTGAACCAGATGCTCCACTTGCCGGTTGTCTTAATGTATCATCTACAAACAAGAAAGCATTTTGAATAGTTGTTAATTTTACAACTTTGTCTTCTTTACTTTGTAAGTAATTAACTCCTTTTCCTTTAACAGATGATACTAATGCATTAACATCTCTTCCCTCGGTTCCAATATTATTAAAGTATAGTTGTGAATTAACAGAGAAATTACTAGAAGAATTGTCAATAACGACGTTATCTACAGTTCCTGATCGTACTTCGGAAATAGTAGCTACTAATCCATCACCATTACCCAACATTCCAGGAGTAAAAAATCTTTTAGCATCTTTGGGAATATCGTTTTGATTAATTTTAGTAGTGTAATTACTATCTACTGGTAGAGAATAGAATTTGTCTCCTAAAACATATGGAAACTGTGGTACTTGACTACTATTAATAGTAATAAAATAAGCATATGTTCCATCAGGAAAATCTGGAGTGATGCAAAAACGACCGTTGTTCTCATCCAAAGATCCACTTTTATGAGAATAAACATAGTCATTGATAAAGGATCCTAATGGATACTCTACCGGTGAAGGTCCATCTTGCCTACTTCCAGACAAAGAATAACTAGAAGTCATTCTTACAATTGGAGAAATTTGATCTAGTGGATTCTCGTATCCAAATGGACCATAGATTGGGTTGCCATCATAAGCAAATCCCAAAATGGGAGAATGTGTTTTGTTTGTTGGTTCTGTATCTGCAGAATTTAAATTGTCGTTTAATTGAATTCTGAGTGCTTTTGGGTTAGCAACTTGACCATATCCATATTCAAGAACATTGTTTATGTTTTCAAATACATAACCATATTGTTTGTCTAAATTTGATTCTAAACTGACATAACGATTTTTATTCCACTCTTTTAACAATGGTGTTACTTCAGCACCAGATCCAACAGAAACAATTTCTACTTGAATATTTTGTTGAGTATATAATGAACCACCAGCAATTTTAGTAAATTCTACAATAGATCCGTCCCTATCAATTACTGTATTATATTCGGCAAATCTTCCTTTGCCAACACGATCAGTAATTCTTACAATAGGTGGTGTGGAATAAAATTTGCCAGGATTTTCAACGATTATACTAGTTACTTCTCCACCGGTTACAACTGCTCTAGCAACACCGTCTCTTCCAGAAGTAATCTCTACTTCAGGAGTAACTGGGAATGTGATGTCAGTATCAACAATGATACTATCAACAACTCTACCAACCATCTGTGCCCTTGCTCTTCCGGCAAGACCATCAACTACAACAAATGGAGGATTTACATATCCACGTCCTCTATTATCTACACGAATTTCTTCCAGTTTTCCAAAACGTAGACTTTCAGAATCTTTATATCCATAAATGGGAACACCATTTAATAAGATACCAACATCTCTTTTTTGTGTTTTATAAACTTCTGTTGTTGCTACAGGAGTTTTTCTAAGGATTCTAAGTATTTTTTGATCCTGGACAGGTTGTGTAACAATAGGACCGTCAAAAATGTTATGCGAAGGATAACTAGACGATGTGATATAGTAATACTGATCATCTGCAAAAATAGCAGACACATTATTAGAAATACCAGCAAGAGATTGTTCTACTGGTGTATTAGTACTCGATGTTACTGATGTTCCTGTATCCTTGATCCATCTAAGTTGATTGGTTCCGGTTAGAACAATTCTGGGGTCTGCTGTTTTAAAACCGGGTTCTGATACTTGTACAGCATCACCTGTGAATGAATACGGTTGAGAAACATCGGGCAAAGCATCATAAACAACACCCAAGGTTAGTAATGTAACATCAGAACCTTCAATTGTAACCGGTTTGTATACAAACTCACCTTGAGAATGCTCTACAGATAAACTTCTTTCGCTAATAATAAACTGAGTTACTGTCTTATCAGAAAACTTGATAATTTCATCACCAATTAAAATTTCTCCAATAGAACTCCACCCCATGGTAGAAAATACATTAACTCTATCGCCAACCCCAAAAGATGGTGCTATGCTACTTTCTAATTTTGTTTTTGTTGAAATTTGAAATTCGCCATTGACGGTTTCGGGAGCAACAACAATATTCCAGATTACTTCACCATCAATCGTACCTTGAGCAATAACGTTATCTACAGTAGCAGATGCATATCCATAATCATCTGTTGGAGACTGTACTATTTTCTTGCCAATTAGGTCTTTTGGATTTCCTGATACTACCTTTACCTTAAGAGCATATACATTAATCCAATCAGATTCTGAGGATTTGTATGTAAATTCTCTTGGGTGATATACTTCTGGTTTGTTCTCTACATCATCTGATATAATAGTATTAAAAATAAATTTAATAGAATCATCAGTTCCTTTTGCTTTGTAGAACTTCTGAATATTTTTAATCAGAGTTCTCTTATCTACTTCCCCTCTAAGATACTTTTCAGGGAATGAACCAAGGTATTGGTTTTCAAAATTTCTTACAAAAGCATATAAGAATAGATTACTAATATTATATACTTCAGCACCTGCTAAATGCTCTGCTGCTGTTGTACTAGAAAAATTGGAAGAGTTGTATAGATCTCCTAACTTGGTATTTCCACTTACTCCTCTGGAGCATTTCTGTAATTGACTATCAGTGCGACTTTCGTAGAAAATAATTTCGTCATCAATTCTTACATACCCATTTTTCTCTGGAAAAGACTGAGCATCTACAAGATCAATAGTTGTATCACTAATACTAATATCAGAAGTAACAGTATCTTTTTGATTAAGTAAGTTTTTTTCGTAATAATCAATGTCGGCATACTTTTGGATGTTACTTAAAACATCTAAAGGACCACCTTGTACTTCCTGTGCTTCATAATACTTCTCTACAAACTTACCAAACAGTTCATATTCAGAAGAAATGAATTCTGGAAGTTGGGACTCAATTAGAGTAGAAATTCTCTTAGTCTTTACAGAAGGCATTTACTTTACTCTTTGTATGCAGTGAACGATGAATTGGCAACGTCAACGTCAAGGTATACCTCACGGAGTGCCTTGATATCATTAAGAAGTGGTTTTACTCTAACAGAAATGCGGTTGTCGAAGAATGATCCTTTTATGATAGTAAGAGCATACATTTTCAACTCACCTTTTTCATAATCAATATCTCCAACATTACTGTCTAGAACAACTTTTTCGCCGGTTACGCTATCTATTCTATATAGGACAATTTTGCTATCCCTATCTTCCAAATATACATCAAACGTAGGGTATTCTGTTACCCTAAAACCAGTTGATGACAGGGTAGGTTCTTCGCAATCTTTATCAAAAGCATTTTGAAAACATACTTCATAATAGAAAGTAGAATTGAGACTAGGATAAAAATCCTTCCTCATAGTTACTTCTGTTAAATTTGAATTGATTGCTGGGTCTGCATCATCAATAACGCTGACTAACTTACTAAATCTAAACTTGCCATTAAATTTTTCTATATCGGATACATCAAGATATGATTGTACGGAACCAATTACTTTGTCTCTGATTTGTGGTGGTTTTAAATCTGTTGATTCACCATTGTAAAAAATCTTGGAAGTTAACTCAACAAATAAAATTGATGGGTCTACAATAACGGGTCTAACAGAAGCAACCATATACTTCTTTAGATCTGAAATAATTTCTTGTTTTGTCAATGACGATAGAAAAGATGCGTCAGTTGGTTTCAATACAATAAAAACTTTACCATACTCAGGTGGATCTTGATCTTCGCCACCAAAAATAATAATATCACTTACTGATGGATATACTTTACGAATGATAGCAGAGTAATCTTGAGCAGTTACAGCACGATCCTGTGTGCCATACATTTTTGGAGCATTTGTCTTGATATTCTTAATAGACTCTTTTTCTTCTCCACCAGAAGAAGATACTACATTAGTAATAATAGTACTAAAAGAGTTTGGCGATGCACCATTTTGATTTTCAATAACACCAGAAAACACAAATGTTCTAACACCATTAGACTCTGGTCCTGATGTTGTGATGTAAGATACTTCTACTCTAGATCCATTATCAACTTTCTTACCTAAAACACCATCACCCAATAAAATTTCGTATCTATCATCTTCAATCTCTTCAATGAAGAAAACTTTTGATGTAGAATCTACATTTAAAATATTATCGGCAACGAGATATGACTCGTTAAAATTACCACCAGAGGGATATACCTTTACTCTAATAGTATTAGTGTCAATGTTTTGGTTGTCAAGAACAAATTTTTGTGATTTTAATGATGTGTTAACAGTAAACGTGTTGAGAATCTGTGTTCCTTCTCTAACTTCAACATTATCAAATGTTGCAACGTCGTTAACTACTTGTCCTGTTACATCCTCTAATGTGATGTATTGATAAATGTTGTTGTCATATGAACTGATAAATCCTGTTCCTTTCTTCAGTAGGAGTTCAGTATCAGTTGTTGGTGACCCATAAGTTATATTAAAAGAAACATACGCAGTAGGAGAGGTGATACCTTTGGGTCTGTATCCTAATTGCTTCGCAATCGCTACTACGTTGTCTCTTAAGGTGGCAGAATCAATGAATAGTTCATTGACTACCAGATTAGCATTAAACGCCGTATAATACGTATTATAGGCAAGTGTGTCAATTAATGTTGATAGGACTGATCCATCAAAATCATAGTCAGTAAAATCTGACTGTGCTCTGATATATTCTTTCAGAGCAACTTTGATATCTTCAAAGTCTAAATTAGCAACCTGAGTATATGGCATTATCGTGTGCGCTCTAAGAAGAATTCTACTGCTACTGGTGTATCGTCTCTACCTACGATCGTGTACGATAATTCAACTTCATATCCATTACTCATCTCGTCTGGTATGCAGTTAATAGTATTAACACGAATTCGTGGTTCGTAACGATTCAATACATCTGCGATCTCTGATCTGAGAATACCAGCACTACCATAATCTAATGGTTCAAATAATATATTTTGAATATCACAACCTAATTCCGGTTGAAATGGTCTTTCTCCCTTCCTAGTAAGGAGTAAGGCAGTAATCGATTGAACGATAGCTGCCTTATCTTTTACCGTTACTAAATCATCACTTACAGGATGCTTCTTAAAGGTAATACTCAGATCTTTAAATGTCTGAAAGGTCGGCATCTAGACACAGCAGTAGGCTGTTACTATTTATCACTTACCAACGAATCCATCTGCCCATTCTTGAGAATCAAAAACCTCTTCGTTCTTTGCTTTGTTACGATTACGTTTTGCTGACATGTTTAGATACTTATCACTATCAGTCTCGGTGATCAGTGTCATACCTTCATTAACAAAGTCTTCACCTTTGTCAACTGATCCGTCTAAGTGGTTAGGGTGTCCCATTTTGTTTCTCCTTTAGTGTTTGCCAAAAATAATCATCGGTGTCTCCTAGGCGTCCCCAGGTGCTCCCGCTCTCAACTTGGTATTCTATAGTAGATACCTTGAAATCGGGCATACAGGGCGTCTCAGGCGTCAATGAGAGGTCATACAGTCGCATCCTGTTATTTGGATACAACGCAAACTGACCGTTCTCTAGTGCTATACAATTGTGAGACTTATGCTCTTGTGGCACTTCGCTTACATTATTATCTATCGTATCTTTGTTCGCATGATAGTTATCTAATGTAAACAAATACGAACCTTTCTGTAGGTCATGATCACGAGTACGTAACTCAACATCCATCTCAGCAATGAAACCTTTGTTGATTGCCATAACTCCATAATCCATACAATTCCAGAATTGTAGATTGCCCAGATCCATGTCTATGACTGGAGTTTGGGGGAATTGCAAAAACGCACTAATTGGAAGTTTGTCATACATCGCACCATATTCTGGTAAGTATGTCTCAAAGTAAAAAGCACGTCCAGGTATGCTTTTAGCAGATACCCAGACTCCCTCTACAAACTCCCCATGTCCATCTTGATGATCTCGTAAGTATTCCCTACGAACCCATACTTTCTTAGCAGGAAGGTTGCAAATTAAATTCATCCCCTACCTTGTCCTCTGTAACGCTTCTTAGCATTGTTACGTGATGTAGAAGTATACTTAGTATGCTTACCACGTCCTTGACGAGTGCGCTTCGGACGAGACTCAATTGTGTCTGCTCCTGATAGTCCAACTCTGCTCTTTGCCATAATTTAAACTGCGGTTTGTGTTCCAATTACTATTGTAGGATACTGAAACGGTCCTGTCAAGGGTCTTTCGGTAGATCCGATTAACAATCTTGCTTCATCTCCACTGACTGCTGGTAACTGACCATTAATAAAAACAGTCTTGTTGATTTTAGGTATAATAGTACGCTGCCCCGGTTGACATGGTAATGGTACTGCCGGGTTAACTTTAATACCCTCTACAGGTGTACACTGATAGGGCACAGGAATGCCCGCAATGATCTCTAAAGTTACTCCACCTACCTTTATGGTAGTCGGCACCGTTGCGCCTCCTATGGGCGCTGCTGGATACAAACAATTACCATCGGTACTCGGCGTATCTAGTGTCTCTGGTCCTGCTAAAAATGCCATTACACTACCCTCGCAACATGTAGTAAATCTTTCTTAATACCCTCTACATTATTATGCAGATAATCTAATGTCTCTGAGAGACTTTCATAATCAGATTCCGTGGGACGACGATACATCAATTGTGGTCGCTCCAGCTGCGATATCCGTTGGTCCAGGCTCGTCAACCTCTCGGACAGCTTCTGGAGTGCGCTCTCCAACTTCTGCTGCTGCTGTGACAACTCTTCCATCGTTTTGATCTCCTCTGTTGAATGCTTCTGATGCTCTCGACTCAAATTCGTCACAGAATGCATCGAAATTACTTAATATACTATCGAAATCTTTGAACTCGTCTTTTTCAGGCATTTTTTTGCTGGGAAATTTTTTTGCTTTTGGAGGTTTCTAAAAAACCATTTTCAAAAATATTTAGTGCTCGTCTGGATACTTTTGTAGGTTAGGAGGGACCCATGGATTTTCGCTTGGCGCATCGCTAAGGGCGCTAGGGGGGGCAATAAACAGTCCTTAGACTGTCCACCCCTGTCCCCGCTGTGATCACAACTCTGCTAGCATCTCATTCATCTCATCAGCGTCGATCTCTGGATTGTCCCATGCCACGCCGTCTGCTGTCTTGCAGAGCATACGACCAATCTGCCCCTCACACATGCAACGTTGGAACTTGTCCCATGGTGTCTCGTCCTCACTGCAGAACTTCACACATGCCTTTGCTGTGTTGTAGAGGAACTCATCGTTGCCGATCCACAGCGACACGTTCCATGTCTCGTAGTTTGCCCAACCGTTGTATGTGGTGGTGGATGCTGTCATGTGATGTCCTTTGTTTGGTATGTGCTTATTGTAGACCCTAGAGGGGCGTTGCCTATGCCAGCAGTGCCAGCTCCTGGGTTGTCACACTGCTGATGTCCTCTCCTTCATAGACCCTCACCCATGGGATGGGTTGCCCTGAGGTGAGACGCCAGATCATCTGATCTCCCTCTTGCTCCTGCTGTCTGATGGCGGCAATGCGATAGGCACCGCTGATGGTGGGTGAGTAGTCTGCACCATACTCATCAAAGGTGCCGAAGGAGGTGGGTTGAACTGCGAACATGATTTGTGGTTTGTTTGTTTGTTGAACTTAGTCTACAGGGTCAGCGTCTAATGTCTGTCGCTGATGTTCCAGTTAGTGGATTGGACCTGCTCAATGCGTCCTGCTCTCACTGCCTGCCTGTACTCATGCTCTGCCTGCATCTGACGTTGGATCTTCTCCATAACGGTCAGCATCTTAGGGGAAGGATCACCAGAGGTGAGAAAGAAACCGGTTCGTGTCATTGCTTTGTTTTCCATGCTGTTAGTATAGACCCTAGGACGTTGATCGTGAGGCTGGACCAGGACACTTTGGAAACTGACCTTTCTCCTATGGCAGGGAGATAAGGCATACTATAATGAGACACGGTTTCGGCCGAGCAGTTTGTGTTACTTAGTGATGAAGCGGTTAGTGTTAGTTAGTCTAGACCATTTCCTGCTGTTGTAACATCAATTGCTCCTCTGTAACCTCATCCACACAGTCTTGAATCACCTGATAGATGTAATCAATCTGCCCAACATCATCAAAGATACGTGCAATCATTGCAGGATCTTCTACGTTGTTATCATAATCAATCTCACCATCTTCGTCCTTCAAATGACAATCATTTTTGGTGTAAATCCATGCGGCACATTCTGCATCTTCTCCCTGTTCTTTGATCATGCTATTCACACGGTCTTGAAGTTGCTTGAGAGTGTAGTTCATGATGAAGTGAATGAGTGTTAGTTAGTGATGAAGCGATTAGTGTTAGTTAATCGCTTCACTGTGTGAAACTTAAGCAAACTCAACGAATGTGTAACCATCAACGAAATCATGGATGACTTTGTTGTCACGAATGAACCACTGATAGTCCTTCTGAAAAACACCATCAGTGAAGGCACAACAGAACTCGTTAATGATAGCATTGAGACGAGATTTAGTTGTGTTTGACTGCCAACCACCATCGAAGATGGTAACAAAGTCATCACCAACCTTAGCAATTAGATTGCCATGCAAACGCACCTCAGACACACCATCTTCAGTGATAACTGATGTGTTGGCGTTAGTCCAGTTCTTGTTTGCCTTGATGGCGGCGTTCATGTTGGATTCGATCTTACGCATGAGAGACTTGAGTTGTTTGTCTTGAATGTATTGTTGCAGGGATGGGGGTCAATTGCAACCCCCTATGTGACACTAGGTGGATTGGTTGCTTTCGTCCACGTCTAGCATGATCATCATGGCAAGATCGCATAGATTGTCATCTGCCTCGAAGGGTGCAATCTGACTGTCTACAAAATCCATCACCATTTCAAAGTCTGCCTCAGGGTTGCTGATGCAGAACCCTCGGATGTCTGATGCGATGTTGTTGCGTGGATCGGTTTTGTTCATGTGTCTACAATACAGGGTTTAGAGTGCTGTGCCTATTTTGTGTGGCACTAGGTCAACTGTCACAGTCCGTTGAGATAGTCTGCCAGTTCCTCTTCATACTGTTCCTTGGTGTCAAACGTGCGACCATGAATCACCCGTGGGTACGTGGCATCAAGACCAGCAGCAGCGACCATCTCACAGTCTGCCCGATCGTATCCCATCTCAACGAGGTTGTTGACGTATGGGTTGTTGCTTGGTGTTTCGTTGTTCATGTGTATACAATACA